CTCCGACCGAGGAGGTGCAGGTGGCCTTCGGGCTGCTTGAGTTCCCGCCCCTCGGTGCTCAGTTCTTCCTGCAGGAGCGTCCGGACGACGACTACGGAATGGCATTCCAGGTCTACGTGCTGGCGAAGAAGAAGTACGAGGTCGAGATCCGCGGCCTCTTGATGCTGGTCGAGGCCTACATCAAGGAGCACTCGATCTACCGCAACAAGGCCCTCATCGGGGTGGGTCGGATCGTGAACGGTCAGTACAAGGAGCCGGAGTTCTTCAACCCCTACACCGTCGACCGCAACAAGGTCGTGTACTCGACCGAGGTGCAGGAGGCGATGGAGGACGAGATCTGGGGTGTCATCGAGAACGCAGAGACCCTGCGTCAGCCCTGGACGGCTCATCACCATCTCGACATGGATGACCCCGACGACCTGGAGTTCCTGAACGGGCTCCGGGACGACGGGAAGGAGTACCTGGTCCAACACGACGAGGACGGGGCGTACGTCGAGATCACCTACCCGGGCGAGGACATCGGCAACAAGGTCCTCCTGCACGGCGAGAACGGCACCGGCAAGACGCTGGCTGCCGCTTGCACCGCGCAGATCTGCCTGGAGCACGGCTGGTCGTTCATCCAGGCCAGGTGGGACGAGGACCTGAAGCACGTCATGCGCTTCGCTGAGCTCCTCGGCACTCCCACGGTCATCGTCATCGAGGACATGGAGAAGCTCATCTCCACCAACCCGATGAAGATGGACCAGCTCCTCGAGCAGTTCGACGGCATGAGGACGAAGGGGCGCGAAGTGCTGCTCCTGATGACCTCGAACCACGTCGGCGAGCTGCCGAAGGCGATGACTCGTGCGGGTCGCATCAACCGCATGGTCTACGTCTCCGACCTGGACAGGGCCGGCGTGGAGCGTCTGATCAACGTCCTGATCCCCTCGCACCAGCGTGAGGACCTGGACTACGAGGCCCTGCACGACGCCTACGAGGGGTTCGCTCCCTCCTGGATCGTGCAGGCTCTCAAGGGTGTCACCAAGCGTTCGGTGATCCGGACCGGGAAGCGCGGGGAGCCTCTGGCCACCCCGGACTTCGTGCGTTGCGCGAACGCGCTGCGCCCGGCTTGGAAGCTTCACACCGAGTCGGCTGACCGTCCGACCAAGCCGGAGCTGGAGAGCTCCATCCGGGCGATCATCCACGCCGAGGTGGACGAGGCACTGCAGCAGCACTTCGTCGACATCCACGACGATGGCCGCATCCTGGTCCGCGACTAGGTGAAGACTCCCCGGAGGGGAGGGGAAAGGGATATGACCCTCCCCTCCGGGGCCCACCGCGAAAGGACAGAGCATGAAGATGGAAGACGCCTTCACGTCGGAGGCGATCGAACGGTACGACACCAACATCGACGACGAGGACGAGCAGGGGCTACGGGATCTGATCACCACGATCTACAACTCCAACCAGCTCCCGCCGCCGAGCGACGACGACCTCAACGTCGCCGTGCTGTGCTTCATCGCCGGGCGGACCTACCAGTCCGACCTGGCTGCAGTGCTGACCGAACCGATCATCGAGATCCCGATGACGCCGGACGAGGTGCACGAGTACATCGCGTACCTGTCCAAGAAGGGAGCGTCATGACCGATCTGGTCGACGAGATCAAGGCCTCGTTCGAGGGATCCAGGGACGAGGTGGTGGGAACGGATCACCCCGGGCCCACCGTGCTCACCACCCAGGGCGACGAGCTCGCTCCTGGGTTCTCGGCGATGCGCGGCTACTACGAGGAGAAGCTGCTGCTGATCATGCGCCGTGCCTACCGGCACCACGCCGGCAGCAAGTTGCCCACCGATGGCGACGAGCTGATCAAGCTCACCGCCAAGTACCTGCAGCCACCGATGATCGCGGTGTCTCTGGGTGCGTTCGCGGACGGCGTGATGATCGGGCATCGCGACAACCACCTGGTCAAGATGATGTTCCACTTCGAGAACGTGGATCACCTCTTCCACGACGACGCCTTCCGAACGTCGTCTGTGCAGATGGCCAAGGGGTTCGCCGGCGACAAGGCGGTGTGCGACTACTTCAACGTCTACATCGACGGCGCGATGGTGCATATGGCACACACCACTGGCTTCGCCCACAGCGAGGTCAGGCCGCACAAGGTCTGGGATCTCTGGATCCTCGGCGGCACGGCGTGCGTCACCGCCAGCTTCCTGGCTGGCATCAAGTTGGGCACTTCCTGGCGGGAGCGCGACGTACTCGACGGAATCGAGATCGCAAGTGAGTCTGCAAGACAAGATGAACCGAACCAGCGAGCTGATGATGGAGACCAAGGAGAGCTGGGTAGCCAGTGAGCCGGAGAACACCGACCTCGCGATCTACCTGCACTTCTGGCGTGGCGACGACATGATCGCCATGGTGCAGACCCCGCTGGACCGGGACACCGGTCTGGAGGTTGGCCTGATCGGAGCACAGGGGTTCGCAGCGACCACCATGGCGCTGACCTTCGAGTCCTACAACTCCACCCTCCCGGAGTCTCCCCTCACCGGGAAGCGCTGGGAACCGCACGAGATGCAGTACACCTTCGAGGCTGTTCCCGAGAACCGGGAGAAGCACTGGGTGACCGAGTGCCTCACCACCTCAGGGCACGAACGAGGTGGTGAGTTCGCTCTGATCTCGATGCCCTACCTCATCGAGGACGGGCTGGTCACCTGGCTGGACGGGAAGATCACGCTCTCCAGCACGGTCGACGGCGAGGGCGGCGGTGGCGTGATGTTCGACTACCTGCAGAACGCCATGTCTCAGCCGACGATCGAGGAGATCATGGCCGAGAAGGCCAAGGACAACAAGGTCGTGGCGATGATGGCCGGCCTGGTCACTGATCCGGAGACCAGGCTGTTCCACACCGACATGGCCACCTACAAGGGCATGGAGGAGCGGAAGCTGATCAGCGCCGTCATGTTCACTGCCATGCCCGGGAGTCTCCGCGAGGAGCTGATCCGGGAGCGACTCGGCGACGACGCCATGATCGTCGGGAAGGGCTGACATGCCGAACTGGCAGGCAACAACCCCGCAGGACGACCTCACCGAAGCCATCGGTAAGGCCTTGAAGGACCTGGACCTGACCGGCGACCCGTCGTTCGATCAGGTCCTCGGGCTGTCCTTCGACCGCATCACCAAGCACGCGATGGAGGCCATCGCCGTGCTCGTCCAGAGCAACCAGCTGGACCTGAACGACCCCACCACGCTGATCCAGATCTACGTGTTGGGGTTCGTCGTCGGAACCAAGTACGGCGAGAAACGCGCACAACCATGAGGAGGAACAGTGGGACGGAAGAAGAAGCTCAAGAAGAAGGCCTGGAAGGTCTTCGACACGCTGCTCGATGAGTTCATCGACGGCATGCGCGGCAAGTAGAAGGGACTGCTGAGATGGTTGTATTCATCGGCGCAGCAGGAGCGGCGGTCATCGCTGCTCTGCAGTGGGGCATCAGTGCCATGACCCTGGTGATCGAGCTACTGACACTGATCTCGGTCGGAGTCGGGCTCGTGATGATCATCAGGGACAAGAGTGGTGGCTACGGCATCACTGAGCTCAACTAGAAAGGACCCTCCGGGGCCCGTCTCTCCTTCGGGAGGGGCGGGCCCCGGGCCAAGGGCCCTTTTTTGTGCCCAAAATCAGCCGAAGGAGATGACCAGCATCCGCTCGTGCAACGTGTAGCCCTTGCCGTTGAGCACCACCACCGGGTTCGGGAGCTCCCCGTACGCGCGCAGGATGCCCTTGTTCAGCGCGCTCCAGACGCCGAAGTAGGTCAGCTTGTTCTGCACCAGTCCCGTGAACCTGGCGTCGGTCATGGACCAGATCGCCCGGTTGGTGGGCTGGCTCCAGACCATCTTGTACCGCTGGTAGCCGCCCCCGGCGATCTCCGCCCGGTCCGCTCCACCCAGCGCCGGGCTGTCGTAGTGCAGGCTGACCCAGCCCCCGTTCGCGATCTCCTGGAGCCAGAGGTGTACCTGCTCGTCGGTCAAGCTTCCATCGCTCATGTCTGTCCAGGCTCCTGCCTGATGAAGCGGCCCATGAAGTACACAGACTGATCATCCTGGTCGTCGCAGTAGATCATCACGAAGAGCTGGCCGGCGTACTCATCGCGCAGGTTCAGCGCCTTGGAGTCGGTGCGGACGCTGATGTCGGTCAGGTCCCAGCCCCAGGTCGCGTCGTCGGAGAGCATCCCGGTCCGGGCTGCTCCCTTGGAGAACCTGCCCGGGCTGTACCCGGCAGGCTCGTAGAAGGTGCCCCAGCCCACCTTCGGGTCCACGTCCGGGAGCTGGGGCTCGCCGGTGGTGCCACCCCAGGGGAACTTCATCCCGTTCGGCTGCACTTTCTCCCAGCCGCCCTTGTAGAACGGGTGGGTCTGCAGCTTGGCCGGACCGTTGTTGCCCATGATCCCGGTCCCGTAGTGGGTGGTGATCACCGTGCCATCCACCCGGCGCGCGTGTAGGTACTCCGGGAAGTCGGTGTCGCCGGGCTTGCCCGGGAACTGCGGCATCCCGTCCACCGCGACCCCGTTGGTGTCGTAGACGCTCAGGTGGAACTTCACCGGCAGCACGTTGCCGTCCCGGTCGTAGGCAGCCAGCTGGCTCAGCCGGATGGTGCCGGCCTGGGACATCCGGATCGGGATCGCCATCAGCGGCTGTCCGTCCCTGCTCACACAGCTCCAGTTGGCGCTCGAGTTGTCCTGGTTCGTCTTCCCGATCTCGATGTAGTAGGGCCGGTACGCGGGGTTCTTCGGCGGGTACTTCCTGGTCCACGCCTCGAACGGGAAGGCCGCGTTGGGGTCGGTGATCTTCTCGTTGAAGAACTCCTTGGCCGGGGTCGGGATGATCCCGCTCCCCGCCTTGTAGGACCACGGCAGCACCAGGTCCTGGATGGTGTTGGAGAACTTCCCCACCTGCAGCGCGTGCACCGGGGTCAGCGCGTCCCGGGTCCGGGCCTGCACCTCGGAGACCGTGAGCTGGTCCCGGTACTTGGTGTCGAAGGTCAGGGTGGAGGTGAGCGTGTCGAAGTCCGCGGAGACCTCGGTCAGGTGCGCCAGCACCCCCTCCTTGATCCCGAACAGCCCGTTGATCCTGATCGTCTGCCCACCTCGGATCATCAGCCGCGGCACCAGCACGCCGGCGGAGGTGCGGGGGTCGGTGGTCAGGGTGATGGTGCCGGTGATCCCAGGCTCCGCGAACCGCTGGTACTGAGCCTGGGCGATCATCATCGCGCTCAGCTCGTCCACCCCGTCCACGAAGGTGAGCCGGCTCTCCTTGGGCTTCATGTCCCGGTCCAGGGACGGGTTGTGCTTCCTCGGGTACAGCCGTGGGTTGTAGGCGAAGGGCGCGAAGTGGGTGTCCCTGCCGTCCGGCGAGACCACGATGTTGGAGTAGGCGGTGCCCTCCTCGTCGACCCCGGACCCGTAGATCACCCCGGCCCGTTGGGTGAAGTCCCTCGAGCCGTCCATGTTGACCCCGGGAGCGCCCAGCTGGATCTCGATGATCCGGTCGTCGGTGGCCTCTGGGATCCTGCGCAGGAACAGCTCTGGCCGGCGGCGTCCCCGGTTCCTGATGCTCCACTGCCGTCCGCCCTCGTCGAACATCACCGCCAGCTTGGTCTGCACATGGCCGGTCAGCAGCGGCTCCCAGGACCCGCTGGACCTGGTGGTGATCCCGGTCCAGCGCTGTCCGGTCTTCACTCCCCACGGCTTCAGCGCGCTCAGGTAGTTGGGGTCTCCGAAGGGCGGCACCACCTTGGTCCAGTCGGAGGGGAACAGCACCCGGAACCTGCCCAGGTTCGCCGGGTGCTCGTCCTGGTCGAAGGCCTGGGCGATCAGGATCTCGTACGGGATCGGACGTTTCGGGAAGGAGGGGATCGCCAGGTAGTCGTCCAGGCCGTAGAAGGCCCCCTTCAGATCGGTGCTGAAGGAGGAGTCCTGACCGGACAGGCTGAAGGAGTAGGAGGCGATGTAGCCCTCCCAGCGCCAGTCGAAGTTGTAGCCACCCGCGTTCTGCCACACGATGTCGATGTTGCAGTCCGGCACCAGCCAGTCGCAGTCACCCGCGCCCGGGGTGTCGAAGACGGTGATCTGCGGGAAGCTCAGGCTGGCGGTCCGCTCCCCGAACGGGTCCTGGGTGGAGACCGCTCCGATCTTCACCGGGGCTCCCCGGAACACCGTGATCTCCCGCTCCAGCCCACCGGGTGGGGTAGCGAAGATCCGGAAGTAGCCGAGCAGCTCCTGCTCGCTCGGGTAGGCGGTCAGGGTCTTCATCCGTCACCCCCGTAGACGGTGCTCAGCTTGGTGATCTCTGCGACCACTTGAGCGGCACTCAGGGGGTTGGCGTAGATGCTCAGGTCGAACAACGCCATGTCCACGGTGCCCTGGTTGCTGAAGGCCCCCTTCCCGAGCCAGAAGTCGGTGCTCAGCGGCCCGGGAGCACCCTGGGCGACCAATGCCTTGGTGACCACGTTCGAGGCCCCTGAGCAGGCATATGTGGTCACCATCGGCCTGCCCGCTGGATCGGGTGGCCGGTTCACCACCAGCGCCAGGTAGGAGGGTGCGGTGCCGGCCAGCGCGTTCCCGAAGGCCACCCCCTTCTGCTGGTCGTGGGACTCGGTGGTCAGGTACACCGCCTTGTTCTCCAGCGTGAAGGCCACCCAGGCGGAGCCGGTGGGCTTGTGGGCCGGATCCCACAGCGCGGCACCTGGGTCAGGCCCCCACAGGCCGTGCGAGAGGATCTGCGGGTCGTTGCCGTAGATCGAGTTCGGGCTCATCACCATGATCACCGTGTAGCCGCTGGTGCCACCCATGACCAGGCCCAGGTCGTTCCACATGTAGTCGGCGGTGTTGGAGTCGAAGTTGAGCGCGGTCATCTCCAGGAACCGCTCGTTGCCGTTGCGGTACTCGTAGTCGGTGACCAGGGTGGGCGCGTGGTCGGTGGAGGTCAGCCACGGGCTCACGTCTCCCTGCAGCGGGGTCCACTGGAAGCTGGTCTCGTCGTAGAAGTTCGAGTCCGCCACCCAGCGCCCGGTCGCGGCAGTGGTCAGTCCCAGCGGTGAGTCCCGGTTCCCCAGCAGGTTCCCCTCTGCGTTGACCAGGCACACGGCCCTGATGTCGCAGTCCGGGACCGGGACCGGCCAGCCCGCCATGATCCGGTACTCGTCGACCACGAAGGCCGCGCTCTTCAGCGGGAACAGCCCACCCGGCATCTCCGCCAGCAGCGGGGGCACCTTGTGACCTCGCCCGCTCGCCTTCAGCTGGACCTCGGTCCTCCCCGGAACGATCGGTACCGCGGCCATCAGCTGTCGTCATCCACCAGGTAGAACGGGCCCAGGACCATGCTCAGGTCACCCTCCTCGAGGGTCACCTGGTCCCCGGTCAGGATCATCACCGGGTTCTCCAGGTCGCCGACGATGAAGTTGTTGCCGTCCACCAGGGCATCGGTCAGCGCCCAGTAGTTGATCCGGCCCCAGTCCGAGGTGGCGGTGATGAACTGGAAGGGCGCGATGTTGGAGATCTCCTGGGGCTGGGAGTCGTTGGACCAGTTCGCCAGGTCGTTAGGGATCGGGATCCGGGCGTAGTCGGGGGTGTCCGGCTCGTCCAGCTCGGTGCCGTCCATGTACGGGGTGGGCGGGATGGACCGGACCAGGGCCAGGTAGAAGTTCGCCGGCGGGGTGGTGCCCTGGGTGAAGTAGGTGGTGAGCAGCTGCTGGGCTCCCCACATCGTCAAGCGCCCGGCCATCAGATGTGCTCCGTTTCCACGTCCGGATAGCGCGGGATGTTGAACTCGGCCCTGGCCATCAGGTTGTGGGTCCAGACCTGACCCCGGCTCATGGTCGAGTCGGCGAGCTGACAGCGCCAGTACTCCCGGTACTCGTCGAAGGTCCACCGGAGCCGGTAGTCGTACTGCTCGAAGACCTCGACCAGCGTGAACAGGTTGTCGTTCACCTCGGTCTGGGTGGTCCCGTACACCCAGACCCCGAGCGTCTCCGCGACCATCTCCGGGACCGCGTGGATCAGGTAGTTCCCGCCCAGGATCGGGGACTCCGCGGTCACCTTCCGCCAGGTCTGCTGGGTGGAGTCCCGGGTCGCGTCACCGGCGATCTTGTAGACCTCGCCGTCGTTCAGGTTGATCCACCTGGAGCCCCAGGAGACCTCGACCGCCATGTAGTCCAGACCGGTCTTCATGGCAGGTGCCGATCTGGTCGTCGTCTATTGATGTTCCCGATCGCAGTGACCTGAGACTGGGCCCGTCGCTTCCTTCGGGCCCCCGTGCGCTTCATCGAAGCGACAGTCATCGGATCTTTCGCCCACTTGGGACCACCCCCACGAGCCACCTCGCCAATCACCTTCGAGTCTTCAGTGGCACCGTGTCGCCACTGTCCATAGTTCACCCTGAGTCGGTCCGACATCGTGTCCGTCGCCTTGGGTAGTCCGAAGGGCAGTTTCCTGGCCAGCTTGGTGTAGGACTTGGAGACCGTGTGCTCGACCCCAAACGCGCTGATCATGGCTGCTTCCTGTCGAAGAGTGGACCCAACGCCTTCTCCATGGCGTCATGGATGGCGTTCTCCAGACGGATCGCTTCCTTCTCGTTCATGTCGAAGTCCCGAGGCAGGTCCACACCCACGGTGACCTGACGAGAGCCGATCTTGGTGTGGTACATCGAGCCGGGTGTCTTGCAGTTGCTCCCGGTGGTGGCGAACCTGCCCCGCATGTCCCTCTTGTACTCATGGGACTTGGAGACCTCGCCGTGCTCGATGCCCCAGGCGCTGGTCATGCCGCTGATCCTGTCAGGGAGGGCCGGGACAGGGCCATCACGCGCTGCCTGGACTTGAGCTGGTTCAGCAGCTCGTGCGGGTTGTTGGCCGAGACCGTGATCGGACCGGAGAAGTTGGTGGAGTGGTCGACCTTGGTGTTGTAGACGTACACACCCCCGCCCATGGGTGTGCTGTGCAGCCCAATCCGGCGCGAGTCGGCCCCCATCAGCTGGGACATGAAGTCGGCCCCGTGGGCGTTCAGCGGGATCACCGCCTCCGGTCCCCGCTCGCCCACCACCAGCCGCTGAGCGCCCTTCACGATCGCTCCCTGGGCCGCGTACTTGTCGTAGACATCCTCGGCCTGGGTGACCCGGATCGGCTGCGGAGGTGGCTTGTGCCGCTCGTACTTCATCTCGAAGGCCCTCGCGGCCTCCTCCACCGAGCGAGCGTTGGCCAGCGCCATCCCGGCTGCACCCTCCGGGCTGGTGCCCCTGCCGGCCAGCTGCTGCCGGAGCGCGTTGATCTCGGTGGTGACCGAGGGCGCGTGCCCGTGCAGGTAGGGGGTCAGCTTGCTGCCCGGAGTCCATTGCACCAGGCCGTAGCCGCCATTCCCAGATGCGCCCGGGCTGGTCGAGCGTCCACCACCCTGGATGAGGAGCGGGTCGAAGGTGCTGTTCTCCGACATCATGTTGCCCATGATCCCGGCGGCTTGGATCTTGCTGAACCCGGCTCCGAGCAGGGCGGTCCAGACACCGTGGGCGTTGGCTCCGTACTTCGTGTGCGGGTCCAGGTTGTGCGTGGCGTCGCCCAGCGGAGTGCCGACCTCTGCCTCCGCGACCCCGTACTTCTTGTCGAGATGCTTCCAGGCCTTCCGCCCGAACCGGTTCAGCACCTTCGAGATGTCTCCGGGGTTCAACGGGTGCGCTCCGGTCATGTGCCAGGCCGAGTGCTCCGCCTTGTTGTAGATCGGCTGGAAGACATCCCAGAACTTCACCTGGGGCTTGCGTCCGCCGCTGCTGGTGCCGGCGGCAGCGGTGTCACCCAGGTTGATCTTGCCGCCCCGGATCTCGAAGTGCAGGTGCGAGGTGGGCGGGTTGCCGGTGTTGCCGTAGTCGCCGACGTAGCCGATCACCTCGCCGGCCTGCACCTGCTTCCCGGCCAGGTTGGTCTTCACCTTGCTCATGTGCGCGTACAGCTCGCTCTGGTTCGCCTGCTCGATCACCTGGCCGCGACCGTAGGAGGTGTCCGCGTGGTAGTCGAAGGGCCTCGCGATACCGGCCTTCCAGGCGTGGATCGGGGCACCGTAGTCGGTACGACCGGGGTAGTTCAGGTCGCCGGCCCAGGTCGCGAACGAGTAGCCGGTGGTGTGCTGCTTGACCGAGGTGGCGTTCGTCAGCGGTAGCACGCCGCCGAGGAAGTACCCGCCGTGCCGGGCCTTGTGGTTCATCTGGTCGATGGTCTCCTTGCCCACCGCACGCGCCCACTCCGGACGCATGATCGCCTCGCCACCGGAGAGCTCGGCGTGCACCGTGTCCCGGCCCGGGGTCCAGCCCGGGATGATCCCGCCCTCTGCCCGTGTCGGAGTAGCGCCATGTGGGTCGTCCTGCAGACCGCCGTGCCCGCCTCCGCGAGTACCGGGAGCTCCTTGTGGGTTTCCCTGGAGAGCCAGGTAGCGACCCAGCCCCTTCGGGATCTTGTACTCGAACCCGTAGATGCTGGCCAGCTCCTGCATGTGCGCGACCGCGATCGGGTTGGTGTCCGAGCGCAGGGTGTTCAGCGACTTCTTGACCTCGATCGCCTGCTGTTTGGCGTGCCCGGTCAGGGTGCTGATCGACTTGTCCAGGATGTCGGTCAGGTTCCCGCTGATCTCGAGACCGGCGTCGGCGATGTCCTCCGCAGCACGCTGCATCGAGGTGTTGTAGGTGATCTGCATGTGGTCCATGGCCACGCCCTGGTCGTGGTCGGCCTGGGCCATCTGGATGTTGAACTCCTTCTGCTGCCGCTCCAGGCCGCGGAAGAAGTCGTCGTGACCGATCTTCATCTGCCGCTCGTGGTCGTCCTGCGAGCGCTTCTCGTTGAGCCGGAAGTTCCTTCGGGTCTCCTCCCAGTCCAGGCTGGACGGGTCGGTGACCAAGGCCTTGGCTGCCTTCACCCGCTCGGTGCCGGCCACCTTGTTGAACCGGGCCACCAGCTGCGGAGTCATCTCCGCGACCAGCCGTGCCGCCTCCTGGGCCTGGGCCGGGTCGGTCAGCTTCAGGGTCTGGATGGCCTGGTTGCTGAGCCCCTCCTCGCGCAGCTTCTTCAGGTTCGCCTCCTGCTCCTGCATCCGCTTCAGCTGGTCGGTGGCATTGGCGATCAGCCAGCTGGCCGAGGAGGTGCGCTGCTCCTGCACCCGGCTGTAGATGTCATAGACGCTGGTGGCCATCTGCTTGGCCTGCTGCATGATCTGGTGGTTGAAGTCGGCCTCCGCCCGGCTCCGCTGCAGGTTGTACTCGAAGTTGGCCCGGCGGACACCGCGGTTGTAGTCCTGGACGGCGTAGGCGCGCTGCCGGTTGAAGGAGGCCTCGGCACGGCTCCGCTGGAGCGCGTAGGCCTGCTCCTGCCACATCCGCTGCTGGTGGTAGTCGTCCTGGGCGCGCTTGCGCTGGATCTCGTACTGGTGCTGCATCAGCAGCATCTGCTTGAAGTAGTTCTCCTGGTCGGTCAGCTGCTGCGCCATGTTGTTCTTGGCGTCCTGCTGAGCCTGGTACTGCTCGTCGGTGACCGGTTTGATCGACTCGATGGCCTGGAACTGCTGGACCTGGGCCTGGAAGCCCTGGGCCCGGGTCATGGTCGGCATCTTCAGGGCCAGGTCCTGCTGGGCCTGTCCGGAGATCATCCCGGCCAGGATGTAGTTCGGGTCCGAGGGATCGCCGAAGGTGGACTGGACCTTGCCCATCGCCTTGGTGATCTCCGGTGCGGACATCCCCGCGAGACGCATCGTGTTGAGCATCTCGTTGATGGCCTTGACGTTCTGTCCGACGTTCTGGGCCTCGGAGCCGAGAGCGGACCTGACCGCCTTGCTGTCCTCGAACATCTGCCCCGCTGGGCCCTGCTCACGGACTCGCCTCTGCAGGGTGCCGGAGGTCTTGTACAGACCTTCGCCCTTGGTGTCGAGCGTCTTCTGGAGCCGTCTGGTCAGGTCGTCCCCGGTGAGCCCCGCCGGGACGTTGAACTTGCCCCGCAGACCAGCTGCCTCCTCGTCCGAGGAGTTCTCGATCAGGTACCGGAGCTTCTCGGCCTCGCTCTTGCCCGCGAACGACTCCGAGGTCTCGAGCCCCTTCGCCTCCATCGCCTTGACGCCGGCTTCGGTGACGTTGCCGGTCTCGTAGTAGCTCCGCTGGTGGATGTCCGCCAGACCCTGACCGAGGTCGACGCCGTAGGTCTTGTTCAGCTCGTTGAGAAGGTCCTTGTCGATGCCGGTAGGAGCCAGCGCTACCTGGGTGGCCATCCCGGCCACGCCCCGGGCCTGCTCCCGGTACGCGCCGGTCGCTCCGCCCTTGAGCATGGCCTGGCGGATCCGCGACGTGGCGATGTCCCCGACCATGCCGATGTTCTTGCCGGTGTCCTTCCCGGCCCGGATGTTGGCGTAGTAGCCACCGAGGTTGGTCGAGGTCACGGTCCCCATCTGGAGCTGGGACATCATGATCGCGGCTTGATCAGGGCCGTAGCGGTTGATGAAGTCGTCCCTGACCTGGCCTATGGCCTCGGGCTTGTGCTTGATCGAGTCCCATCTGGTGGAGGTCAGGGCCAGCGCCTGGTCCGAGTCCATGTCCTTCAGAGAGGGCTCGTTCAGCTTGTACTCCGGAGCCGTGGCCGCAGCGACGGTCAGCGGGTTCATCGCGAGGGCCTGAGCCCTGGTCTGCGGAGCGCCCCGAGCCTCCGCGACGATCGCCGCGCTGCTGGTGTTCGGAGTGACCCCGGCGGTCTGCTGGTAGGTAGCCCCGAACCCGGAGTAGTTCTGGACGTTCTTGGACTCGTCCCCGAAGATCTTGTTGCCCAGACCCTTGACCAACGGGATCAGCATCGGCAGCATCATCGCGCCCATGATCGTGGCGCTCACGCCACCACCCAGGGCTCCGATCAGACCGGCACCAGCCTTGACCGTTGTCTGGAGAGCGAACCTGCCGGCGGCGAGAGAGGCTTCGGCGAAGTTCCTCGCGAGGGCAACGGACTCCTCCCGTAGTGCCTCCATGGTGCCGACGACCTTCTTGACCTCCGTCGTCTCCAGCTCGGAGTCAGCCTTCTCCTTGGCAGCAGAGGAGACGAGCGCCGCCTCGTTCGCTACCAACGTCTTGACGTGCGCCTGCAGCGCAGCGATGTCGGCCTCGAGGGACTTGACGTGTTGCGCAGTCTCCGGGCTCGTGTCACCCATCTTCTGGGCCCCGGCGTAGGCGAAGTGGGAGATCTGTTTGCTGGCCAACGTCGCGCGCGCCGCGTTGGTCTCAGTCATGGCCTGCTGGACTTCGGGGCCCCTGCCGCCGAAGTAGCGCTGCAGGAACTTGGTCCGGCCCTCGTCGGTCACACCGGGATAGCGCAGTGCCTCGAACTGCTGCCTCCACATGCTGCTGCCGAACTGGATCGCCCTGCCGCCGAAGCGAGATGCCTGGCTGGCCTCACCGCCAGGTCCGGAGGTCATCCAGGGCATGCCACCGATCCACTGCCCGGCGGTCCTCATCGAGGCACCTGCTGCCTGGCCACGGTTGTAGAAGAACCGAGAGCCCCAGGAGCCCTTCTCCGCGATCTGAGCACCCTGTGCACCCAGGTAGGCACCCTCACCGCCGGCGGCGATGAACTGTCCGGTGGCTCGACCGCCGATCATCTGCGGGGTCATCGCGGCCCCGCCCTTGAGCCCCTCCCGGAGGCCGTACACCGGAGAGCTCCTCCAGACCGCAGCGGCGGCAGCCACCTTGATCGTCGCCGCGGCCAGCAGCAGCATCGCTCCGGCAACAGCGGTGATCACGCCCACGGACCCGGTGAGCAGGGAGAAGAACTTGCCCAGTGGCCCCGACATCAGAGTCTGGAAGCCGCTGGCCAGCTTCTCGATGACGTTCAGTGTCTTCTCCACCGGTGGCCCGAACATCGAGCCCACAGCCTCTGCCGTCTGCTGCATGTCCTGGCGCATCTTCGCCATGGTGATGCTCATGTTCTCCGCAGCATCCGCACCCTTGCTGGTGGAATCCGAGCCGTAGCCGATCTGGGCCTCACGGACCGCGTTCAAGGCCCCACCGGAGGCCTGCACGGTTCCGGTGATGGCCTTGCTCATCCGGATCCCGTCCAGGCCGAACCGGTTCAGCTCCATCGCGGCCTTGGGCCCGAGCCTGGCGATCTGGTCGAAGAAGCGAGCGACCTGCTCCTGGCCACCCATCTCCTTGAACTGGCTGACCGTGACGCCCAGCAGGTTGGCGTACTTGTGCAGGTCCGGGGAGCCGGTCTGGACGGCCTGCAGGATGTCCTGGCTGATCTTGCCGAAGGCCGAGCCGGCTGCGATCCCGTCCTGACCAGCCTTGGAGAACATGTTCGCGAAGCCGGTGACCTGGGTCTGGGACATCCCCATCGCACGACCCATCGGGGCCAGCTGGGCGGAGAAGTCGGCCAGGGCGGTGGCGCTGGTGTTGCTCTTCGCCGCCAGGTAGGTCAGCTGGTCCGCGTAGTTCCGGGTCTGGGACTGCGGGGTGCCCATGATCTTCTGCAGGTTCAGCAGGCTGTTGGCCAGGCCGGTGGAGGACTCACCGGTGGCGTGGCTCATGTCCGCGAAGACATCGGCCAGGCCCTTGATGCTCTTGGTGCTGTCGGACAGCTTCGCGATCTGCTGGGTCAGCGCAGCAGCCTCTTGAGTGGTGAACCCGAACTGGCTCCGGAGCTCCTTCACCGAGGCGGTGTAGGTCTTCATCACCTTGACCTCGGCATCGCGGGTCCTGGTGGTGATGGCTGCCTGGGCGCTCAGCCGAGACATCTGCTTCTCGTAGCTGGCCCAGGCCGCAGTGGCTCCGGTGATCACCGCGACATCGGCAGCGGTGATGCCGAGCATCTTGCGCCCGGCGGACTTGGAGAGCGCGTTGATCTTCGCACCCAGCGAGTCAACGGACTTCCCCAGCTTGTCGGTCGACATCGACGACTGCTGCATCGCCTGGTCGTACTGGCTGTTGTCCGATGTCAGTACGACATTGGCCTCGACCGGCTGGGAGCTCACATCCTCGTCCTAATCCATCGACAGCCCACGACGCTTCGCGGCCTTCAGGGCCATCTGCGCGGTCAGCTGGGGCGTGGTTGGGATCAGTTTGACATTGGTCCCCGGCAGGGACGACCCCTGCGTGTCTCCGAAGACCGCCTTCTGGTAGCAGCCCTGGCAGAACTCATCGACCGGAGTGAAGGCGTACTTGTTCTCCTTCCACTCCCAGCCGGCGGTCCCGCACATGCTGCACCGCTCGGAGTTCTCCAGCAGGTAGGCGATCAGCTTGGACCGGTCCTCGGCCTCCCACTCCAGGTACTCCGAGTGTGGGATCCCGTGCTCGGAGCAGTAGGACATCTCCAGGAAGAAGTTGCGATCCTTCCTCAGTCGTTTTCTGTGAAAGGGATGTCGAGCCCCCGGTTGTTCAGCTCCACCGCCTGCCGGAACAGCACCATCACGTCGCCACGCGACCAGTCGTCTGAGTCCCAGAGCTTCTTGGCCTCGGTGGGGCTGATCTCCGGGTCGACCGAGCAGGCAGCGATCAGTGCCGGCGCGAAGGTGTCCATGTCGAACGATGATCCCTCCGCACGCTGGTCGGGCTTGGGTGGGTGCTTGGACACCAGCCGGTCGTAGGCCCGCATCCCGATCGCCTGGTACTTCAGCGTCACCTCGTTCGTGCCGCCGTTGCCGTCCGAGAGGAAGAGGGAGAACTCGGTGGTCGACCGGGGCTTGTTGATCAGCTGGTCGATCGTGGCGCGCTTGTCCGACTCGGACTGCTTCTGACGTGCTTCGGCGGTCTTCGCTGCAGAGGTTGGCATCGGGTACTTCCTGATCGACGGCTGTAGTCGATCCGATGCTATCCCTGTTACGCGACGGTGTACGCCTCATTGGGCTCGATGTTGACCGAGCACGACGCGGTGAAGGTGAGCACCGTGTTGGAGCTCATGTTCGCCATCGTCCTCGAGGTGATCATCACCGTCCACACCTCCACGATGTCGCCCGCGATCGGCATGTTCGACCCAGTACCTGGACGACCGAAGCGGGAGATGATGAAGGTGCCACGAGCGCCGCGGTACAGCGTCTTCCAAGCGATGTCACCGGTGAGGCCCACAGCGTCGTCACGGTAGAAGTCCGCGTCGAAGGTCGCTGCCGAGGTGCCGGCGGTGCTGGTCTCGAAGAGGCTGTCGAAGGCCGGAGTGGGCACCGTGTTGCCGCGCGCGGAGGCGTTGAGGCTGATGCAGTACCCGGTCAGGTCCACCGCGCCCGCGATCTGCGCGACGGTGGGCTTCTGGTCGGTGATCGCGGTAGGCGTGAACCCGATCCAGGTGTTCTCATTCGGGATGATTCTGGCCATCGTGGTCAGCCTTCCTTCGTGGTCTTCTTCTTCGTAGCCTCGACCTGCGTCTCGATCGGATGGTCAGCTACGTCTTGGGCTTCTTCGCTACTTCCATCATCTGCAAGCGTCCAGCCGAGCTCGGCGTAGGCCTCAGCTGCTTCCTCGCTCACGTAGGCCTCGTCACCGGTCTCGCCGTGGACGATCTTGACTTCCTGCACTCCCATGTCCCTATCCCTTCGTGACCCAGACCTCGAACGAGTCTGCCTGTGTGAAGTAGTCCGGATAGGCGGAGCCGATCCGGGTCGTGTTCCCGATGGTGATACAGGTGCACTTCTGGATGTACCACTCCCCGGTATTGGTGGTGACGAACTCCCTGTTGATGTTCGTCAGGTTCATCCTCATTCGATCCGCCAGCGCCTCCGTCTGCTTCCGGGAGATGCCGGCGTACATCACCGAGTAGGCCAACCGCCACTCGGACTGTGAGTCCCCCATGGCCCCCGAAGGGTTCTGTAGTGAGGCTGCTCCTGGAGAGAGCGAGAGCCATGGGGTGAACGTGGTGCCGGGTGCGTTCGGCTCTCCCTGCCAGCCGAACGCCACCGATGGCTGGGCGTTGTCGCCCACGGGGAAGCCCTCGGTCACCAGCTCGTCCAGAAGACGGTTGGTGATCGGTCCACGCGAGATGGAGCTAGGGGGCATTGTGCCTCCAGACCTGGACGTTGGCTTCTGCTGCCATCGTCCCAAGGGAGTCCACCCATGCCTCGAACGCGGGCTGCACGTACGGCTGTGGCTGGGTGCCCGGGTGGTTCACCTTGCGGGTCACGATCTTCTTCCCGCCGATGTAGAACACCAGCACCCCGTGCACGCTCTTGGGCTTGATGACGTGCGGCTTGGTCCCGAACTCCACGTACCCGGCGTACGGAGCCTGGTTCTCGTTCGGGCCGATGATCACGGTGTCGGTGTGCACCTGGATCCGCAGGGAGCCCTTGAGCTTCCCGGTCTTCACCGGCACCCTGGCCTCCATCTCGGCCAGGATGTGGTTGGCGCTCTGGATCATCACCTGCTGGGTGGTGAACCCGGACATCTTGGAGGTCTCCCGCAGCGCCTGCGCCAGCTGGGAGATATCGGCCTGTCCTACCGCGCCCATCAGGGGAGTACCCGCTTGCCTTCTCGACGGACCAGGTTGTGGTGGCCCTTCAGGGCTGCCTTGGACCAAGCAGCCTCTCGTTCACCCAGATCACGCTCGCCTTCACGACCCCACTCAGCAGCCCTGGCTCTACCTCCGAGGTAGTGAAGCTTGAGCTTTCCGCGCATGGTGTCGTTCGCCTTGATAGCGCGATCTCCATGCATCGCCTTCCGGGCACTGATGACGTTGGGCCGATAGGCCTTGGAGACCTCGCGAGCTCTGGTCTTGCCACCAGAGTCATCGGAGAACTTCACGCCCGGCTTCAGCTCCTTGCGGTCGGTGATCGTGTGCCACGTTGCGCCTTTGATCTGAGCACCGGTGGTGTGCTTAAGCGTCTTCTTGTCCCGATCTCGAACGTGCTCGTAGACCCCGGTCTTGTCATCCAGGTAGCCGACGTGGTGCACGTTCACCCGACCGTGCTTGGGATGCTGGTAGGTGGTGTGCGGATGGTCGTACCAGGCGTAGCCCTCGTGCACACCCTTGCTGACGATCCCGTGGTCGATGCCGAAGGCGCTCTCCATCACATGATCCCGGTGACCTCGAAGCGGCGAGTGGCCCTCAGCTCACCCGCCTTGGCGATGGTCGCGATCTCATACCGCTTCCCCACCATCTGGGAGTCCTGGGGTGCGGTCAGGATGGTCACCTCGTCGTAGCGCAGGATCACCTGCGGGGCGTCCCAGGGGATCGAGAGGTTCGTGGACATCTGGTAGATGTCGGTGTCCGCGACCACGAACGAGCTGGCGTTGGCCACCTCCCAGATCCGGCAGGGGCCCTCGTAGACGACCTCGCCGAGTCCCTGTGGGGTGTAGACCAGGCTGTCCTCGTCGTAGCCCCCTGGGCGCTCACCTCGCACGATCCGGCAGGTGTACTCCATCACCGCTGTGGCCCGGGCCCGGACGTAGGCCCGCGACTCGGCGGTGATCGGGCTGGTCACGGCTCGACGATCTTCTCGGAGTCCGGCACGTTCTGGTTCCCGGTGACCGGGATGTCCGGCGGGTAGACCCCGCCCCACTCCTGCGCGCCGGCCTCGAGGTTGTCGTGCATGCCCTTGCCGAAGGAGAACGGCTTCGTGTCGGGCAGGAGACCCTCGTTGGGGGCGATCCCGCCTACATCAGGCATACCCCCAACGAGAGTGCTCTTGTGCTGCTCGCGGAGCGAGGCAGCCAGCATCCGGTACTGATCCCCCACCGGCCCGAGCGACACGCTCACGCCATCAGCCGAGTAGGACGCCTCACGTGCGTAACGCGCTGCGATCGTATCCGCTAGAACCGCAGCGACATACTCGTGGGAGTTGTACAGCGGGAACCAGGTCTCATAGGCGTACTGGATCTCCTCGTCGGTGATCAGCCACTCGCCGGCATCGTGGGGATCGGTGTCCTGGATCAGGAACCTGATCGTGTCCTTGTCGGTGACTCCTGGCGCGTCATAGGTGTAGGCCATCACTCCGCCGTCTTCTTGCGGTTGCGCTTGGGCTCCTTGTCGCTCAGGAGCTTGTAGCCGAGCGCGCCTCCCCCTCCCACCGTTGCCGTACCGGTGATCCCGGGGTGTCGCGCCATGAAGGCGCTGGTGAGTCCTGCGGCGGTGCCCATCTTCCTACCGACGCCCTTGATCGAGACATCCGCCTCGCCGGCCCGGTTCAGCGCACCCCTGACCCCGCGCTGGGAGCCCGGTACGACCGGACCCGTGCCGGCGGTCCGCCGCTGGGCAGCAGAGCCTCGCCTGCGCAGGACGCGCGTGAGCGACCTCGGGGGTCGCGGCGCACTGGCTCTGACCTTGGAGATCTCCCCGTGGTCAACCCCAAACGCGCTGTACATCAGCCCTACCGCCTACGGTTGCTGTAGAGACCAGCACCAGCCGCACCCACTCCGGCAGCTCCTACACCAGTCGCGATGGCTCCGGTCTTGATGGGGTTCGCGGCCATGTTCGTGCTCAGCTTCCGGAGGCCTCCTCCGACCTTCCCCAACCCGGCTCCGACGTTCTGCATCGGCTTGTTGACCTTCCCCGGGGTCGCCATCCGAGCTCCGGTGCCAGGCTGGGCGGCACGGCGCAGGCCGGCACCCTTCCGGCTCAGGGCGGAGCCGACGTTCCTGGTCATGCTGGCCAGACCGGTACCGAGCCCCTCGAACTTCTCGATCTCGTCGTAGCCGTGGTCGATCCCGAAGGCGCTCTCCATGTCAGTCTCCTACGATCCCCTTGCGGCCACGGCCAGCCTCTTCGGCTGCGACTACACGATCATGATCCTCGGGGTGCTCCGCCAGGTAGGCCTCCACCTCGGACACCGTGTGGTCACCGGGGTCGAAGGTCGGCTCGTTCGGGTCCTCTTCCTCGAGCTCCGGAGCGGGCTCATTCTCAGGCTCCGGAGTCGTCTCGGGGTGGGTCAGGACCTCCAGGTCCACGACCTCATCGGAGTCGTACTCGTGCGGCATCCTCAGCTGCACCCGATCACGGGCCAGCCGCTCGAGCACCTCGTCCTTGGGCCGGATGTGCTGGTGCCAGTGCCGGATGTGGGTCTTGTCCGCGATGTCCTCGACGACGGGGACCACGTACCGGGCCCGGACGAAGACCTCGATGTCGCGTGCATCCTCCTGCGGGAAGTCGTCTCCGACCTCGTAGTCCTTCCCACGCGAGGAGAAGCTCCGACACGCGACGAAGGAGATCTTGTCGTTCTTCAGCAGCTGGCTGACCATCAGACTGCCCGTCGCTTCCCGCCGCCACCGAACGGGTTGAACGACTTCGCCTTGAGCGTGCCCCGATGTGACCCGGGTGCCCGGTGGGCTCCACCGCTGCGCATCCCGGTCTTGGCTGCCAGGGAGTCATACATCGGGCTGGCCTCGCCGACGTGCCTCCCGGCCTGGGCTACCTTCTTGCCGCCGCCGAACAGACCACGGACAGCACTGCCGATGCCCTTCTCGACCTCTTCGTACCCGTGGTCGACACCGAATGCTGAGTACATCTTTCCTCCTGACGAAGACGGGCCATGGGCCTCAACCCACAGCCCGTCTCAGAGTAGATCGACCTACGCCACCGCGTTGGCGAGGAAGATGCCCATGTCCTTGGCGATGATCCGCATGTCGTAGGTCATCTCGCCCTCGATGCGGTCCGCGGCGATCGGCTCCATCCGGAAGTTCTTCATCCGGATCCCGTAGCTGTTGCCAGCCAGGTATCCGTTCCAGGTGAAGCAGTAGCCACCAGCCGGGGTCATCAGGGACGGCGAGCTGGGGGTGTAGACCAGCAGTGCCGACTTCGAGTTGCTCATGAACCGGTAGGTCGCAGCAGCGTCCTGGGCCTTCGCGTCGTTGATCTCCGCCACGTCGGTCACGGTCGCGTAGCTGACCAGGATCTTCTCCACGTCGAACAGCGACGCGAGCAGGTCGGTGGTCACCACGCCACGCTGGGTGTACTTGATCCGGTCGATGATGTCCGGGTGGTTCTTCAGCTGGGTGATCGCCCTGGCTCCGAGGACCAGCGTGTTGGCCTTGCGGCCCGACTGCTCCACGAAGTTGGTCTGCAGGTCCGCGAACTGCACGATCGGGTCGGAGTTCGGGTCCTGCCACTGCAGGAACTGCCCGGCACCCACGGTCCCGGCAGTACCGGTGAGGTCGGTGCCCCACTGGCCGGTCTTGAAGAACGTGTCGTTCCAGTCCAGGTCACGACGCAGCAGCAGCTGGTTGGTGACGAAGGTGGTGGCGTCCGAGTCCAGCCTCCAGTTGGAGTCCGCGTTCGCACGGATCTGGTCGTCGATGTCCTTGTGGACCGCCCAGACCTGAGCGAAGTACTGCCCCGTGTCGACCTTCCAGCCGACACCAGCCGACTCGGTGCCGGGCGCACGCTTCTGCGCGTCCGTCCTGCGCCAGTCGGACTTGGAGTACTTCCAGTACAGATCGCTCTGCTTCTGCACCGGCACCCGCGGGAACACCTTGTCCGCGATGAACTGCGCCTTGTCCTGCATGTAGGCGACAGAGACGTTGGTGAGCGGAACATTGACGTGGAGATCGCTCTGAGTGGGGTTCGGCATGGCTTCTCTCCTCTCAGATCGTCAGGAGAACGTTGACGAGTTCTCCGGCGTTGGCGGTGGTGGACAGGGCGATGCCGACTGTCGGGCCGGCTCCGGTCTTGGCCGCTTGGCCATCTGCGCTGCACTTGATCGCATCGCCGGCGGTGAGCGGCACATCGGAGACCACCCGGGAGACCCCGTGGATGGCCACCGTGGCTGCCTGACCGGTGCCCTGCGGCTTGTTCTGCAGGACGCCGATGATCACTGCCGCGGCGTCACCCAGACCGACCTGGTGCACCCCGGTCACCTTCACGAAGTGGTACTGCTTCCCTCCGTGAGGATCGGGGGAGCCGGGCTGACCCGGGACTCCCGTGTAGACGCCCAGGGACGCATCCGCGTTCAGCGAGATGGACCGTAGGCTCTCTTCGTAGGCCATGAGCTAGTTCCCCTCCTACCGGGCCTGCTGCGAGCGCAGGTACTCGTCGTAGGCGTCCGGATTCTGGTCGAACACCGTATTGACTGCTGAGACAGCGTTGAAGTCCTCCGACTTGCCGAACGTGTCGTAGGCGTGCTGCTCGACCTGGCTGTAGATGTCAGCGTTGTCGCCGCCACCGGTGTAGCCGGTCTCCTCGAAGATGATCTCGCCCGCCGTCTCCAGGCACTTCGCGATCACCGCGCAGTCGTCGTAGCTCATCGTCTCGGCCATCCGGTAGAGCACCGGACCGAGCTCCTCGGGGGAGATCGGCAGGTTGTACTCGGCGGACTTGGCGATGTACTCACGGGTCAGACGCAGGTCGCGCTCGGACTTGGCGATGAGCTCGGCGTTGTACTGAGCCGCCTCGAGCTCCTCGACCCGGCCAAGCGCCTTCGCGATCACCGCGTCTCGATCCGAGTCCGTGAACGCCTTGGAGAGCTCCTGCATCACCGACTGGCTGAAGCTGCCCACCTGGGGCTGGAAGAACGCACTCTTCCCGACTTCGGCCATCTCGAGCTGACCTTCGTCCTCGTACTCACCGTCGTCCTCGTCATCGTCCTCGACGAACTCATAGGCAGCGCCCTGGTCGTCGTACACGATGTCGCCGAACTCCAGCTGATCCTCATCGAGGGGCTGACCCTCCTGGTTGTAGAGCTGGGGCATCTCTTCCTCCTCTGGAGCCCTCTTCGCGATGACGAACCGGCTGTACTGGTTCGCAGCCTTGTCGACGGTGGAGATCTCGTCGATCTCCATGTCCGTCAGGTTCTTGATCGGCCTTGGCATCTCATCTACCTCTAGTTCTCAGTCTCACGGTGCTGTCCACTCGGCTACAGGAAGGCCTGCTCGTTCGCCTTCATCTTCTTGGTCTTCACCCGTGAGGTGATCGGTCCCCTCATCCCGACCGGGGCTGGCTTGGAGGCCGGAAGGTTCTGTGCCGACTGGACTCGTTGGTTCCATCCGGTGTTGGCGTGGTACTGGGCTCCGTAGCCCTGCACATCTCCGTTGGCCGCGTAGTGCCTACTCGCCAGCTTCCCCAGCTTCTTGGCCTGCGCCCGGTGCGCACCATAGGCGAAAGACGAGGGGTGTCTGGCCGGGCCCATGCCTTCGCCCAGCTTCGCCGCGGCGATCCCTCCGGCTCCGGCCTCGTGGGCCAGCCTGCTGCCCTGACCAAGGATCGAGGCCTTGCTCACCTCGTGATCGACACCGAACGCGCTCTTGGAGACCTTGCCCTTCCCGTACTTGCCCTGCATCGCCATCAGCTGGGCCGCGTCCTGGTCGCTGACGTTCCCGATCTTCCTGAAGCCGGGCTTGCGCTTCTTCCCGAAGAGCTTGGACACGTCGTCGCGCTTGGCGTACGACTGCCAGCTCGAGTTCTTCTTCCGCTTCAGGTGCATCCCAGCAGCCACCGACCCGCCCAGCACCGCGGCTCCGACCGCCGCCTTCCCGCCGTGCTTCAGGGCAGGGGACAGGTGCTCGGTGCGGATCGCACGGGTGATCCCCTTCGCGTCGGGCCTCAGGTGTGCCGCCCGTGCCTTCACCTCCGCCTTGCCTGGGATCTCCGCCTGCTCCGGGATGGCATCCCTCTTGGGCCGATGCGGCACATACCCGGGGTCGCCCTTCCTACCCACCCTCTTCTGGTAGTCCTGTGCCGGCTTCCCCGGCTTGAACGGGACGTGCTTCACCTCGGGCTCGTGCGGACGGTCCGGGACGTGCACGGTCGGGGCCATCTGCTCGGACTTGATCTTCCGACCGTGCCTGACCGCCTGGATCCCGTGGTGCCCGCCGTACGCCGCACCCGCGCCACCGGTCACCAGGGCACCGGCGGAGTAGGCGTCGCCCCGCTTCTTCCGGCTCCGCTCGGAGTCGAAGTTGGAGGCCGAGGGCGTCCACGCCTTCTCGATCTCGAACTCGATCTCCTCGTGGGTGAGGGGAGTCCCCTCCTCGCCGTAGTAGCCCATCTCCATGCCGAGGTCCTTCTTCACCGGTGTCGCCTGCTTCCGTCGTCTCGACTCTGCCGAGTAGATGCTCGCCTGGTTGAACCCGCCCACACCGCCGATGCCACCGGAGACGATCCCGGACTTGATCGCAGTCCGCTCCATCTTCTCGGGAGTGGTCTTCTTCAGCCCGGGGATCTTGCGGATCATGCCCAGCGTCTTCTCGCCGGCAGGACCCTTCCGGGCAGCCAGCGCCGCCGCCCCGGTCACGCCCAGCGCGGAGAGACCCATCGTGGAGGTGGTGCGCCCGATCTGGCTCTGCAGCTTCTGACGACGCCGCTGCTCGGCCTCGGACATGATCCGCTTGGTCATCAGTGCTCCACCCCGAACGCACTCATCCGTGGGTTCCAGGACTTCTTCATCCTGTCCCGATACATCCGGTGGCCCTCGGTCGCGGCCAGCCCGGCAGCCCCGACGCCGGCGACTGCCAGGGCGGGCTTGATGCCCTTCCCGGCCAGCTTCGCGTGGACGTGGTGCACCCTTCCGAAGTAGGCCTCCTGCTTCGATGCGCCATACAGCTTCCCGGCTGCCTCAGCCGCTTCGGGGCCCTTGCCGTGGAAGCCCTCCCTCACTGCCTTGGAGGCGTTCTTCTCCGGAATCAGCTTGCCGTGCAGCTTCTCGTACTCTCGGTACATCCCGCTGCCCAGACCGGGCTCGATCTTGGCTGCCTCTCTGGTGCTGTGCCGAGCCTTTCCTTCCCACTTGCGCTCCTGGGACCGGAAGATCTTCTTGCCGGCGTAGAGACCTCCGGCGGTCGCCCCACCGACGCCGATCGCCGCGCCCGAGGCACCCTCCACCTGGCGATCACTCGGCGTGAGCTTCTGCTTGGCCCTGGTCAGAGCGGGATGCGCGTCGCGCTTGTTCAGCTCGTGCTTCTTCTTGCCGTGGTGGGCCAGGGCCACACCACCAGCAGTGAGCGCGAGGCCACCGGCCAGGGCCTTGTGACCACCACGGCGCAGCCCCGTCATCTGCCGCATGATCACGCGCTCGGGCGGGATCTTCCCCGCGGCCTCGCCGTGTCGGAACGCCTTCATGTGGGACATCTCAGACACCGGAGTCTTGGCAGCTTCGTGTACCTTCCCGGCCTCGCTGGACTCGACGATGTAGTGCGCGCTCTGCCGGAACCCGCCCATCCCTCCTTGCCACCCCTTGCGCGACTTCGGGATGTTGCGTACGAACTCCTTGACCTTCTTGGGCTTGGTCTCGGCGTGCTTGATCTTCTCGTTCTCCGTCACATGCCTCAGTGCGATGGAGTCGACCTTGGCCCTGGGGATGCCACCCGCAGCCAGGCCACCGACCGTAGTCACACCACCCGCACCGGCTACAGCAGCGCCGGTCGGTGTCTGCCAGTCGCGCTTCTTCTTCGCGGTCATGTGCGCCTCCCGTGACCGTGGATGCTGAACCCGGTCCGCTCACCGCTCTTCACCATGTCCCAGACGCTCGGGTCCTGGACCTTGAACCCGACCCACCAGCCAGAGGGCACCGAGTCCGGGAGACCCATCGCCTCCCGCTTCTCCGGGGTCACGATGAAGGACTCGATCATCTCGGACTTCTGGATCGGCTCCCAGTTGTTCCGCAGGTGCATGTCCCCGCCCTTGCGGGACTTCATCACGTACTCGTAGCCCGCCTTCTCCATCTCGTCGATGGAGATCTGGTCACCCTGCAGGTCCACGATCGGCTCGCCGTTGACCTCCACCACCGACGCCCAGCCGAAGATCTGCTGCTTGTCCGCGTCGGCCTTGGAGATCTCCGCATCCCAGATCACGTCGATCTCGTCGTCGTCACGCTTCGCGACCTTCTTCGGGGCAGGCTTCGGACCCTTCTTCTTCGGGTGGGTCACCGGCTTCCCCGCGCCATACGCAGCTCCGAGCGCAGCCCCGCCACCGATCATGGCGAGGTGGGCCTTGGAGCCCTTGTGGTTCCAGGTGACGACGGTGGCCGGGAGAGAGGAGATGCCAGCCCCGGCGGCGGCGTTGTACCCGATGCTCTCCGCCCGGCTCCTGGTCTTGACCTTCTTCTCCACCTCGTTGGAGGTGCTGATCGGGTTCGGGAGCTTCTTCAGCGCGCCCTTGCTCTTCCGGGTGTACTCGACCGCCTTCTTCCGGTTCGAGCTCTTCAGCATCGCCCGGGTCATGGAGCGCTTGCTCGGCACGTCCGAGGAGTTGTTGATGATGTCGCCCAGGTCCTTCTGGACCAGAGTGCCCTTCTTCTTCGCGTCCCCGTGCAGGATCTTGGTGGCCATCACCTCACCACCCAGGCCCGCCACCTCCAGCGGCAGCAGCGCGGTCGCCAGCTTCTCCTTGCCCGCCGCGTGCTTGAGCGCAGCGATCCGGCCCATGGTCGGCTTGGCGGAGGTCGCCGCGTGCTTGGCCGCTCGGGCTGCCCTACCGCCCTTGGCCCCGAACCGAGCCACCTGGTAGGACCGGGCGATGTTGTGCCCGCCCAACGCCAGACCTGCCGCACCCGCCGTGGCACCCACCGCGCTCAGGCCGGCGGTCATCGCGCGCTTCTTCCGGTCCGAGATCTTGGGCTTGGCGTGGGTGGCCAGATCGGACTGGGTGGGCTCCATCTTGGAGATCAGCTCGGAGCCGGGTCCGTAGAGGAGCTCGACCACCTCTGCGAAGATCTCATCGCTCATGTCTCCATGATCCTTCCGGTGACTAGTCGCGCTTGGGCAGCGGCGTGGCTCGCATCGGCTTGGCCTCCAGATGCAGGGCGTTGAACTCCTGTCCCGTCGCCCAGCCCCTCTCCCTGGCCCGGTAGTTGCCCTCGAACTCGGGGACCGGCTTGAAGTACCTGTCGTCCAGCTCGGAGTCTGCCCGCTTCGGAGTGTGGCCCAGGCTCCGGTCGATCGACACGATCGGGACCGCGAAGTCCTCGTCTCGCAGAGATAGCTGGCTCCTGAGCACCGGCAGCGAGAACCCGGCCACGATCGGATTGCCCCTCTCGTCGTAGGCCTGCTCACCAGAGGCGTCGAGCTCCCGCACCCGCAGCGGCATGGTGATGTCCATCCCCGGAGGGTCCAAGGTGGTGGCAGCGTCGATCTGAGCCCGTCGCGCCGCGTACTCCGCGACCTCGTTGACCTGCTTCGGATGCAGCGCGTACTGGTGCCCTCGGTAGTCGGTGAAGGTCGCACCGGCCTCGACGATCTGAGCGACCCTGGCATCGACCCGAGCCCGGATCTCCTCCGAGGCAGCCGCCTCAGCCTGCTGTCTGGTGGCGTAGGTGATGTCCGATCGGTTCAGCTGGATCTTCCGACCGTCCGCGTCGTACATCTCGTAGCTGGGCACCGCCCAGCGCATCAGCCCGAGCTTGGTCTTGACCTGGACCGGAGTGATCGGCTTCAGCGCGGGCTTCGCCGGAGCACGGGTTCTGGCCGGAGCCTTGGTCTTCACCTCGGTGGTCACCTCGGTCTTCGGCTCGACCACCGGCGTCCAGACCTCGGTCTCCACCGGAGCCTCGGTTCCGACCACGGCGTACGTGGCCGGCAGCGAAGGGGTTGCCCGAGCTCGAGCCGGAGGCAGCCACGAGTACTGGGCGATCTCGGCGAACTTCAGGTCCTGCTGTGGGTCGGTGTCCGGCATCGTCATGCCCTGGGTGAGCCGGTCGAACTCCTCATCCACATCCAGGACTCCCACCCTGGTCCTGGTCTTGGTCCCGAACCTCCCGTCGTACCCGCGCGGGTGCTCCTGGTTGAACTCGTACAGGTCGGCCCCACCCAGCGCCTTCGCCAGGGTGAACCTGTTCTCGATCAGTCGGACCACGCACCGGCAGTTGGGGTGCAGTCCGGGTGACCAGAAGTCACCGTGCGCGGTCTTGAACTGCTCGTTGACCAGCACCTTCCGACCGTGCAGCGGGCCGCACACCGGGCACACCCGCTCGTCGCGCGCGGTGATCCAGAGCTTCTGTGCACGCTCGTTCAGCTGGCCCTTGTCCTGGAGCCACATCCAGGCGAACTGCTTCGCCTGCTCGTCGATGTTGTGCTCCTCCTGCCGGCTCAGCTTCCTGGTCCGCTGGGTGAAGGCCCGGTCGACGTAGGCGCGAGCACGCTCCTTCAGAGCCCGGGGCACGATGTCCATGATCGGCGTGTTGAACTGCTTGTTCGCCACGAACCCACGCATCTGCCGTGGGGTCAGCCCGTAGGCATCCAGCACCCGGTCCGCCGCCACCCGGGCCGGGATCTGCCGGTTCACCATCGAGTTGAAGCCCTCGGACAGCGCCTGCCGTGAGGTCTCGTGGAAGTACATCCCGACCTTCTCGGCGTGCTTGTCGGCCAGGTCGTAGATCACCGACATCGGCACATCACCCGCGTCAGCGGCCTGGTAGGCGTGCAGGTAGGCATCCGCGATGATCGGAGCCGACACCTTGCGGAACCGCCAGAACCCGGCCTGCCAGGCCAGGTCGGCGATCCGCATCAGCTGGTAGTGGGTGGGCTGACCGATGCCCCTGATCTCGCCCTTCATCTGGTCCACCATCGCCGCCCTGGTCATCGCCAGGGCAGCCTCGATGGCATCCGCGGGGGTGCCCAGGAACTCGCCCGCCTTCGGCAGGTCACCTGGCCGCAGGTCGGTCGGGTTGACCCGTAGCTCGACATACGGGGCAGTGGTCATGGGCTGCTATTCAACTGCGGACCCGCGAGTGGGGTAGGCGACAGATCCCGCAGGTCGTAGATCCGCAGCACCCCTCTGCGGAGGTCCTCGTTGGGGGTCTTCGAGGTGATCAGATCGAAGATCTCCTGCCGGGTGGTCTCGGCTGGCATCGTGTGCAGCAGGTGCGCGATCCTGTCCGCCTGCGACGACTCCTCCTGCATCCTGCGTGCCGCATTCGGGGTCAGCGTGCCGCTCCCGTTCCGCTTCGCCTCCTCGTGCCGTGCGAGCCGGAGCTTCTGATACGTGTTCGCCTTGGCCCCTGCCTCCATCGCCTGGGACTTCTCCTTGCCCAGCTTCTCGTGCAGTGGCGTGGTGTCCACCGGCTTGATCCGGCCCCTGACCTGCGCGTTGGTGGCACGAGCCGGTCCGCCCGGTCCTCCGGGCGGGTTGACGACGGGCACGCTGGTCGGACCGGTGGGCGGCGTGGTGGGACCGGTGGGCCCGGGCGCAGGCGTGGGCGGAGCCGCCGGCGGTGTGGTGGGACCGGTGCCCGGCGTTGGGGTGGTGGGCCCGCCTCGACCCGGCTGAGCCGGTGGAGGCACGTTGGCGAGCTTCTCCATCGACCGCAAGTACCGGGACTGGTGGATCTTGTCCAGGTGCTTGGCCATCGACTCGTCGCTCTCGAAGATCGACTCGAGCTGGCGGGGCGAGGGCGCGTCCGGGCTGAAGTCGCGGTTGGTGGTCAGCAGCTCGTCGGTGCTCTGCCCCTGAGTCTTCAGCCGGCGCAGTGAGTCCAACCGTCCGATCTCCGTGCGCATCTCGTCGTCGGTGAGCTCGGAGAGCTGCTTGCGTGAGGTGAGCAGGTTGGTGGAGCGGTCCAGCTTCCGCAGCGCTGCGCTGATCTCCGCCGGACGCGCCTTCGCGTGGTAGGCGCGCTCATCCTCGCCCTCACCTTCACCCGTGAAGGAGTACGGAACCGCTGGGAAGTTCGTGGCCTTGTCCCGGTGGTAGGGGTTCGAGGTCGCCTGACCCGCCGCGTTCTTGTACCGCTCGTACTTGTCCGCGAATCCGCCGATGCCACCCGCGCCATTCTGGGACCAGACCCCCGCGTTGTCCTCCAGGAACCTGTTGAACTTGTCGATGTTGGCAGAGTCCTCCTTCATCCAGACCCGGAACCGGTCGTCGTCCATGCTCATGAAGCCAGGCTGCTGACCACCCACGTAGTTGCGATCGGGGACTCCCAGCCTGATGTCCGCGCGCAGCCGAACAGCGTGCTCGACGGCCTCCCTGATCGAGCCCTCTCGCGCCAGTGTGTCGTTGCGCTGCTGTCGACGGCGGGCCTCCTCGTCGGGCGTACCCGCTCCGCCAGCTCCCTCGGTGCCCTCGGGTGTGGTCTCCGGAGCAGCCGCCGTGCCCTCCCCGGTCTTCGTCTTCTGCTTCTTCCCGCGCTGGTAGTCGACCTGGGAGGCGGACAGGAACTTCTGTCCCTTGTTCTCCTTGGTCCCGTAGTAGCCGGCGTTGGCCGCGGTCGGACGGTTCCGGCCCGGCTCCACGTAGCCGTCGTCCAGGGTGAACTCGAGCAGCTCCTCGTCCCTCTGGGGCTTGGTCTCGACCTTCTTGATGTAGTACGGGAACTGCTCCTGGAGTGACTTCAGGGCAGCCTCGTAGCCGATCCCGTTCAGCCGGAACCGAACCTCCTTCATGTTGTAGAGCTCGTTGAAGACCTGGGTCCGGTAGTCCTTGGCGTCCTGGGTGGAGACCTCTCCGCGCGCCGCCCGCTCCTCGAAGGCCTGGGCCATGTGCTCGGCCCGCTCCTCGTCCCGGCCCTCGATCTTCGGGTGCTCCTTGAACTCCTTCAGACGAGCCTCGATCTCGTCCTGCTGGACCTCCTTGCGCGCGTTCCGGAAGTACTCGTCGCTCAGCACCTCCTGCTTGATCTCTTCCTTCCAGGCCTTCGGGACCTGCTGCCGGTCCACCTGCCCGGACTGCACCGCGTCCAGCAGCGCCTCGTACCGGGCGGTCATCCGCTTGGCCTTGTCGTTGTGCCGGCGTCCACCCCGGAAGTCCGGCTCGAACTCCATCGAGAACGTGCCCGAGCGCGAGACCACGGTGACCCGTCGCGCGCCCGTGATCAGCCCGGTGTAGACATCCTCGGAGGTCAGCCCGCCCACCGAGCGGTTCCGGATGTACTCCCCGCCCTTCAGCGCACCGAGGTGCTTGAGGTTGAACGGCAGGTAGTGGTCATCGCCGTAGCCGACCGCCTGGACAGCCAGCTGACCCTCGGAGTTGATGATCACGCCCTCGGACGGTGGCGTGTTCCCAGCCGAGACGTGCAGCTTGTAGAGGTGCTTGTCCGGGAGCCGGCGGTGCAGGTAGTCGGCCACGATCGCGGTGCCCGCCCCACGCTCTGCCCAGGACGGCTCGCGCATCATCATCTGAGCCTCGCCGGCACGGTCCTGGCTCATCTGGTGGATCGACGGCGTGTACCCCTGCTCACGCACCTCGCGCGCGCCCGTGGGACGACGAGAGCCCATCGAGGTGAAGTCCCCACGGTTCTGCTCGCGCAGGGTTCCGAACCCGGGCTTCCCGTCCCTGGCCATCAGCCGCTTGTCTGCCTCGGGCTCGGTGATGCCGTACTTCTTGGCGTCCTGGATCTCCCGACCGTAGACAGAGATCAGCGCCTCGTCCGGTGCCTTCTCGGTGCCCCGGTACCGGTAGGCGGTCTTCCGGGCACTGGGCCCGATCACCTTCTCCGCCTCGGGACCGTACTGGCCCACCACCTGCGCGAACTTCCCGGCCAGCTGGGCCTTGCTCCCCGGAGGAGCTGCCTGGTTCAGGAAGGTGCCACCGGCGTTCAGCCGACCGAACAGCCGACCGGTCCCCTCGGGAGTGGTACCGGCATCCGACCACTTGGTCGCGAGTGTGGTGGCCCAGGCGTCGCCGTGCTGAGTCTGGGGCTTGAAGATGTTGTTGGTCCGCTCGATCGCCTCCGGTGACATCCCGCCCAGCAGCCCGTACGCCGCACCACCGGCAGTCAGTGTCTTCGGCTTGGCCTCCATCGCCACCAGCGAGAAGTTGGGGTCGTCCAGGAACGTCGTGGGCGGCTTCAGGTCACCACTCGGAGCGAGGTGGGTGAAGTTGTTACCGGCCCGGTCCCGCAGGTGGTAGATCACATCGACATCGCCGGTCTGACCGCTGATGCCCTTCACCCCGCCCAGGAACGAGGCCACCTGCCGGTACTCGTCCTGGTATCGGGCCCGCTGCTCCCGGTTCAGGTGTGCCGGAGCCGTGGTCCCGATGATCGTCTCCTCCTGCTTCCCGGACAGCGGGTGGGTCATGGTGTGCTTCACCTTGACCATGAACCGTCCGGTGGCGGGGTCACGGCGGAAGTCCGCGGGATCCCAGTCGTAGCCGTAGAACTGCGGAGTGTGCGACGGGTCCGTCTCCTTGGAGATCTCCTCCAGGACCGCGTGCGCCTTGGCGAAGGTCTCCAGCTGATCCACCGGTGAGTTCAGGGCAGCCCGGACCAGGGCCCTCTCCAGCTGCTCGGCACGCTTGGCGAAGACCTGGTTCAGCGACTTCTGGATGGTCTCCAGGTTGTTGTTGATGTCGTCCTCGAACAGGTCCGAGACCACGATCGTGGTGAACATCTCCGCGGTCGGCATGTCCATCTTCATCACCAGGTTGAACGCCGCCTCAGCAGCCCGGTGGTTGAAGTAGGGGTCGGTCGAGGTCGGGGTGTAGTAGGCCTTCTTCACCTTGCCCTTGCTCTTGTCCTTGTCCTTCTTCCGGCGGAACCGAGCCGCCGGGACCTGGTTGGCGAGCGCACCACCCACGGTGGCGGTACCCAGGCCGATGGCCCAGTCCCGCTTGGACTTGGAGACCTTCTTCTTGCCCCGGATCTCCGAGTCCCACTTCGCCGCGATGCCCGGGTGCTGGGCGTGCATGAACCGGCGCTGCTTGTCCGACTTGTAGGGCACGTCAGCGTCCCTTCTTCTTCGGCGGGAGCTTCTTGGCGGTCTTCTTCGCAGCCGCCTTCTTCGGCGGGGCTGCTGTCTTCTTGGCCGCGACCTTCTGCTGCTGGAGCTTCAGTTTGGCATTGGTCGCCGCCGAGCGGTCCTTGTGCTTGAGCGCCTCCAGGGAGCGCTTGTGCTCCCGGCTGCTCATCGTGTCCTGGAGCCGCATCCGCTCCTTCTCCCGCGAGTGGGTCTTGTCCGCGGTCTTGTCCTCGAGCTGCATCTTCTCCTTGTCCCGGAAGTGCTGCTTCTCGGCGTTCGGGTCCTCGGGCGGGGGCTGCTGCTGGATCTGGGCCTGCTGCATCGCCTGCTCGTTCTGCAGGTCCATCTGCCCGGCCTGCTGCTGGAGCTCGGACTCCTGGGTCGCCGGGTGCGGGGACTCGGAGTGCAGCTGGGCCTGCTCCGGGGTCATCCCCTGAGCCGTCATCTCGGCCTTCTGCTTCATCCCGAGCAGGTCCATCTGGCCGGTGGCGTACTCGGTCATCTGCTGCTGCTGCAGCATGATCCGCTTGTAGTCCACGTCCTCGTCGGTCATCTCCGGGAGGCGGGCGATCTCGCGGATGTACTTCTCCAGCTCCGGGTCCGGGAACCACTGCATGCCGGCACCGGCGGTCGAGGAGATGAAGGCGGCGAGCTGGTCGAGTGCCGGCGGGTCCACGTTGGTGGGCTCGAAGCGCGGCAGCTCGTCCAGCTTCCACCCGTTGACCGCGAACAGGCGGGGGACTGCATAGCGGTTCAACGTGTCTGCGATCGCCTTCGTGATCGCGTTCAGGGCAGCCCGGAAGATGCCGGTCTTGTCGGTGTGCAGGGAGTAGGAGCCGGTGTCCTGGTGCCCGACCAGGATGAAGTCGGCCAGCACGCTCATCAGGATCCGCTGCTCGTAGCGGGTGATGATCGCGTTGGTGTCGAACTGACGGGTGCCACCGGAGCTCATCAGCTCGAAGTCGAAGAGCGGCTGCTTGGTGTCCGGGTCGTACTGGGTGGGGAGGACCAAGCCCTCGTTCTCGTCACGCCGTACGCCGCGCACCATCTTCTTGAAGGCCTCCACGGTCTTCGCCTGGGGCGTGCCCTTGGCCGCGGTCAGGTAGTCGGCAGGCACCTTGCCCACCGGCATCCCGGCCAGGTCCCGCTCGACACCGATCGCCTCGAACTCCTCCAGCCGCTTCTTGAAGTACCAGGAGCGGTAGGAGGTGCGGAGCAGGGACATCCCCTCCGGGTTGCCCTTGGCGATGGAGGTGCGGAACAGGACGCTCTTCTCGATCGGGATCACCGTGGTCTGGTACCGCGGCGGTGCCATCTGCACCATCGACCTGATCCCGCCGGTCTCGTCGAAGGACCAGCGCAGCAGCGTCTCCTGCGCGCGGATCGGCATCTTCCGCCAGCCGATCAGACCGTCGTTGTGCTTGGACCGCCTCTTCGGGTCCTTCTGCCAGGGGCCGAGCCGGCGCTTGTAGACGATCTCGTGCCAGGACCATCCGTAGATGATCATGGACAGGACCTCGCCGATGAAGTCGTCCCAGCTGTGGGACATGTCCTCCATGCAGCTCTCCAGGAACTCCTGGGCCTCGTTCCCCTGGTCGGACTGTTCGGGCGGGAGCACCTTCCACTCCACCTCGCGCAGCAGCTTGTCGATGCTGAACAGCAGGGCCCCGACCATCGAGTCGTTGGCCGACATCTCCCGGTAGACCCGGACCGCCTTGCGGCCCCGGAGCGCCGGCAGGAACTCCTCGTCGACGTAGCCCGACATCCGCTTGACGCCGGTGACACCCAGCTCCTCCATGGGCCCGACGCGCTTGGGAACCTCGTCCCCGGCGTTGTCCTCGTCCCAGGTCGAGATGTCGCCCTGGGGAAGCCGCACGTCTGCCATACCCTCAGTCTCCCCGCTCTGTCAGGTCACACCATCAGGTCGAGTTCCTCCGCGACCTGCTCGGACTTGTTCTGCACCGAGCCCACCACCCAGTTGCCGGGCTTCCGGGCAGCGTCCTTGTTGTACTTCATCTCCTCCTCGATGAAGGTCGGACCGTGGTCTCCGGGGATCACCACCGGGTTGGCCGGGATCGCACGCTTGGAGACCAGCCGATAGCACAGCGCCATCGAGCACACCTCGTCCGGCAGGTGGAACTCCTTCCCGCGCGCGTAGAGCATGTCCACCGAGGCGTACAGGTGGTTCTTGTAGAAGACCGGCACCCGGGGTGCCCGCCAGCGATCGTTCTCGATCGAGCTCACGTACTCGCTCAGCATGTTGTCACGCTGGGCTCCGGTCATCAGGAAGCCCCGCGCGCGCCGGTCGATGTAGTCCGCGACCACAGCACCCAGCCCGGTGGCGTCGTGGATGCCCTCGGCGTTGTAGGCCTGCATCAGCTTGTTGAACTCCCCGATCATCACCGGGTAGGGCAGCCGGCGCATCCGGGACCAGTGCACGACCCGGATCGGGAACCGGGTCACGTCGACCACGGTGATCACCGTCCAGTCCTGCTCCTTGGCCCAGTCCGCTCCGATCACGTACTCCGCGTCCTGCTTGGGCTCCTCGAAGCGGTAGACCTGACGCTCCTTGGACACGCTCTGCCGGATGCTCTGCTCGGGCAGCGAGAACATCTTCTCCACGCTGGCGGAGTCGATGGCACGGGATCCGATGCTGGGCTCACCCAGGTCGTACTCCACCCGCCACATCTCGGCGGGGATCTCCCGGCGCTTCTGGTCGATGGTCTCCTGCTCGAGCCAGCCGTCGATCGGGTTCGAGGTGTCCTTGTAGCACCAGGTGTAGATCGGCAGCCCCTCCTCCTGGAACCGCAGGTACTCGTGCGCGAAGGTCTTGTCCGGGTACTGCCAGGTCGAGGACATCGCCGTCATCGGGCGGATGGTGTCGCCCTTCCAGTTCTTCTGCGGCATCGGCTGGCCCTTGGCCGCGTCGAAGATGGCCTGGTCCATCTCGTCGATCTCGTCCAGCAGCAGGGTCGGCGGGTGCGGGCCACGGACCGTCTTCTGGCTGGCCGTCAGCGGCATGATCGTGGCCAGGTTGGTCAGCTTGATCCTGGTGGCGCTCTCCTCGCGCACCAGGTAGGACGGGGCGTTGCCGTGCTCCCAGGCGTCCCGGATCGTGTTGTGGATGTTGATCGACTGGTTCAGGGAGCCGCCCACGATGTTCACATCGGAGCCGGTGATGGCTGCCTTGGTCAGTCCCAGGATGGAGAGCAGTCTCGACTTCCCGGACAGACCACGAGAGCCGTGGATGAGGATCTGCGGCTCTCGGTTGAAGTAGGCGGTGGCGAAGGCGTCGAAGGGGGCGTCGTGGTCGGAGCAGACCTTGTGCCGGGGGATGGTGATCCCCCACAGGGCCTTGACCGTCTCGTAGAGCTCGTCGTCGCTACGTGGTGCGCGACCCAGGATGATGGACACCGACCAGCCCCTTCAGCGTGTGCCCCACCTCATTGTGGGGGATGGAGACCTCCCACCAGCCGGCAGGCGTCTCGATCAGGTACCGCCACCAGATCGGATCGACATCGGTGGGGGTCACCTCCACCGCGAAGCTGCCGTCCTGCGAGAGGCGAACCTCGGGAGCCAGACAGGCCCAGGCGATGCCGTCGCACACCACCCAGAGCCTGCTGGGAGTGAACCGGATCAGGCCCTGGACCGGGAGCCCGCCCCGGTGCTGAAGACTGCCTGTGACGGTGACCGTAGTGGGTTGCATGACCCGATACTATCCACTACACCGCAGGTGGTTCAACGGGAGCGTCCGGCAGCTTGTTGTTGGGAGTCACGAACATCCGAGCGAGGATCGCCAGGATGACGGCGGTGATCGCCATGATCGAGCCGGTCTGGGCGTCGGTCAGGTCGATGCCGAAGGCCAGCAGCAGCCCCAGGATCGCCTGGATGAGTCCCTGGATCAGGACCGGTTCGTTCTTCACGATGTCCATGACGCTCACTTCCCGTGATGCTTGTCCCACCAGAGATGGGGGATGGTGACCTCGTTCAGGTCCCAGGCCCAGCCGGCGTAGGTCTCATGCCAGTTGCGCTCGATGTAGCCCAGGTCGACCGTGGCCACGTTCCCGGCTCCACCGATGTCGGTGGACCGGATCTTCCCGTTCCCGAGACTGAGCGCGATGTGCCCGAACCCGTGTGAGCCACCGGTCCAGAACACCGGAGCCCCGCGCGGTGGGTTCCGGTCCTTGGGGAACCGCTGGTTGGTGTTGAACCAGGCGATCGCCGCGGTGCCGTACCGAGCGTTGATGCCGGCCCAGGTGCGGACCTGGACCAGGCACATCCCGGGCACGTTCGACCGGTCGTTCTCCGCGTTCCTAGCTACCCGTGCCGCGCGGTAGACCATCGCTACTCCTCGTGCTTGTTCTGCTCGGGGATCTCTGTGCCCTCGGGATCCTGGTCCAGATCTTCGACCTCAGGCTCGGGAGCGTCGACCGGCTCGTTGTCAGGTTCCGTAGAGAGCTCGGGAATGTCCTCTGCTTCCGTCTCCTCGGCCTCCGTCGAGTCCCCGAGCGGTGACTCACTCGTCATCCTCGTCCTCATCTTCCTCGGGCTCGAGGGTGTCGTACTTGCCGCCCGCGAACCCAGCGGCACGCTCGGCGTCGACCGAGCGGTCCGGGTACAGGATCTGTCCGGGCACGCCGGCGTCGGCCACCTGGGTGTTGTCCTCTGACTCCGCGTTCGGGTTCGTGGTCTCTTCTTTCTTCGCCATGTCTTCATCCTCACTAGTTGGGCCAGTCACTACGTCTTCTCCTCCCACACCAGGTGGATCTCACCAACACGCACGTTGTCCGCGATGGACATGATGCGGGAGTAGTCGTCGGGGTTGGCGTCGGCCTTGATCGGACTCTTCCAGTCCAGACCGATCCCCTTGATGGTGCCTGCCTTGAGGTCGTCCCAGAACGAGGCCGGGATGTTGAACCACTTCCCCTGGCCCTTGGCCAGGGTAGTGCCGAACGCATGGATGTCGTGCTTGACCAGCGAGGTCCCGGCGTTCGGCAGTCCGCTCACCGCCCCGTAGGTGGTCCAGAACGGATAGAGGTTGGCGGCGGCAGCACCGCTGTCGGTGGCGTCTCGCTGGATGAAGATCTGGGCCAGCTTGATGGTGATGTCCGCCGGCTTGGCCGTGAAGTTGTCGTTGAACTGATTGCCGTAGAACCAGTGCCCCACCGAGCGCGGGGACTTCTGCTGGATCAGGTCGCCACCGTGGTATCCATCGCCGCGCCAGCTGCCGCCGCTGTTCGGCTGGATCCGGGCCTCCTTGGTGATGATGTTGGGGGCGTACACCGAGTCCTTCGGGACGTGGATCTGGGATGCCGTGCCGGCGCTCCAGAGCTGCTCGTCCTCGGTCGACCAGGCGGTGAAGTAGTAGTCCTTGTCCCCTGGGATGGTGGTGCCGGCCTCGGCGTTGACCGTCCACTGCTTGTACTGGAACGCCGAGCTGTCGCCGTGCCCGCCGTACTGGTTGTACCGCCAGTCGCTCCAGGGCTCGTTCGGGAAGGTCTTGTCCGGTGTCGAGCTGTAGGTGTTCCCGCGCGGGCCCGTGGGCGGCTTTCCGGCATAGGTGGTCAGCACCCGGATCAGCTTCAGGGAGTCGTCGTTCTGCAGCCCCGGCAGCCTGACCCCGACCTTGATCCAGCGGGTCTGCAGCTTCTTCACGCCGTTGACCGTGTTGAAGTCCTCGATGATCTCGAGGCTGAGCTCGGGCGGATCGGGAGGCACGATGCTGACGTTGTAGGCCTGCTTCCAGACTCCGCCGCTCTTCACCCAGGCCTGCTCGCAGGCGACCCAGACCCCGTTCCGCTTCACGTACGGGCGCGAGGCAGCGACGTAGCTGGTCCCGTTGTGCTGGTAGATCGCCACCTAGATCCCCTAGATCTTGAAGAACACGTCGCCGTTTCTGCCCGAGGAGTTCGGCGGCACCGAGGTACCGGAGCTGATGTCGGGCGCTATCGGCGGGAAGACGGCCCAGGCCAGGGGTGCGCCGGTGTAGCAGTAGAGGGTGTCGTTGCCCAGCACGTAGGCGAACTGCCCCTCGGTCGGCGCGGTGATCTTGGCGTCCCGGTCCGCGGTGGTGGTGTAGGTCCCCACCACCTTCTTCTCGATGGCCTTGGCCAGCGCGGCCATGTCCCCGGGGATGTCCGGGTCGTCGCCGTTGACCGGGATCGGCCAGCCCTGCAGCGGGGTGGTAGCTACGGTGTTGCCTGCCATGTCTGCCTCCTAGTCAGATCGTCTCATCCTCGTCACGCCTTGATGATGTAGTGCAGCGACACGAACGGTGGCCGGTTCTCATCCGGCGTTGTACCACTACCCGAAGCGCCGGTGGAGTTGTTGCTCGGCCCATCGGTGCCCGCACCACCGTTCGGAGAGGCGGTACGCCCAGAGACCGGGTGGGTGTGGGTCGGAGCCGCCGCGATCGGCGTGGTGCCAGCCGTCGAGGTACCCGACCCACGGGACACCGTGCTGGTGGTGCCTGCGGAGTTGGTCAGGTCCAGGGCGTGGTTGTGGTTGCCGTCAGCCGTTGCGGACAGGGTGCCGCCGGTGCTGCCGGTCCATGCAGGCGCGGTGATCGCGTTGTGGGTGTGGTCGAAGAGGTGAGAGTGGTTGGCCAGCGTGTGTCCGTGCGTGGGTGAGGTGGCCTGGCCACCGGTAGCACCGGCGTTGGTGGTACCGAAGGGGACGCCCTGGATGAACTGCGAGGTCAGGTTCGGCAGGTTGAAGGTGCCGCCGGCCACGTTCACCCCGTACGGAGAGAGCGACCCGCCGAGCGCGTTGTACAGGTTGGTGTACGTGCTGATCTGCAAGGTGCCGCCCGCGCACTGGAACCACCCGGACGGGATGGTGGTGGACGCTCCTGGCCACATCACGATGGAGCCAGATGGAGCAGCTATCGTCACCGCAGCGGTGACGAACGCCGTGGTCGCGAGTTGGGTGGTGCTGGTGCCAGCCGCAGCCGTGGGCGCGGTGGGAGTGCCGGTGAATGCGGGAGTACCGGTGAACGTAGGCGAGTCCACGGTCATCGTCCCGGCGCTGTTCCAGGACGCCTGTCCGAGCCGGCCAGAGCCGTCTCCACCCAGCTTGATGATCGGGTTCGCCCCGCCGCCGTCAGCCGCGCTGCTCTGGAGCAGGGCTGGGCTGGAGGCCAGGAACTGGTTGGCCGTGATCGTGGGATCCAGCGGCGGTGCCGAGCTGAAGTTGGGCGTGGTGATCGGCGGTAGCGCCACACCGGTCACCGGGATCCCGAGTGTGGAGACGCCCTGGAAGTGGTAGTCGGTCCGGGTCGGATTGGTGACCTTGGTCAGGTAGAGCGGCATCTGGGTCGGGTCACCTGATCCGGTGATCAGCAGCGGAGTGGTGGCCAGCGTCAGTCGCGCCCGGTTCGACATGGTGAAGGTGACCGGGTTGGACATCGGGGTCTCGTGCGGGGTCGCGTCCCGGTAGGTGCTGGTGGCCTTCCAGGTCTGGGTCTGGGCTCCCAGCACGTTCCCGCCCTCGTGCTTGTACAGGGTGAGGTTGGTGGCCAGCGTCCAGAAGTTCCCATCCCCGCCGTAGTCCATCCCCGCCGGGGTCTGGGACGGCAGCGGGAAGTCCTTGTTCAGGTCCTCGGTCTTGGTCGCATCCGAGCAGACCCGGGCCATGTTCCCGTTGGTGGTGCCGACGATGTAGTGCTTGGCCCCGAAGTCTCCGGAGCCGACGTACAGCGAGTTCACCGGGCTCACGCCAAGGTTCATGAACAGCTGGTCGATGCCGACGTAGTTGATCGCGGCGGGGGTGTTACTGGTCACCGTGTCGATCTGGTAGGTGGTCGTCTGGGTGGCCGTACTGCAGGTGAACGAGATCGCAGCCTGGGTGGCGTTGATCGGCGCGGTGCCGGAGCCGCTGATGGTCTGGGTGTTCGCGGCCAGCAGGTTCGAGGAGCTCTGGCCCCTCTCGATCTCGACCCCACCAACGGTGTAGTAGACGAGCTCCAGGAGGAAGGTGGGGACCGCGACCGAGGCCCGGACCTTCAGGCTGAAGTTGTACATCTGGCGTGGGGTGACCGCGAACTTGGTGCCGGTGATCGTGGTGCTGCCACTGGCGGAGGCGGTGACCAGCATCGACCCGAGCCCGGTGATCGGGGTGGCACTGCTCCAGGCGATGGCACCCGCACCGGTCTTGGACCAGCCGGTGATGTTGGCCTCGAAGTCCCCGTTGCTGACCAGGCTCGATCCCGACGAGAACCCGTCGTTGTACCTGGTGAGCTCGATCTGGTCAGACAAGTTGTTGTTCCAGTACTCCCCGATCACCACGCTCGTGCCGTCCCAGTCCATCGAGAAGACGCTGTTGCTGTTCCGTGCACGGAGCAGCACCTGAGCGGAGAGCTGGTTGTCGGCGACCCGGGACAGCCAGATGCTGCCGGAGATCCTCATCAGGTACCAGTTGCCGGTGGGGCCTCTGACCGCGCTCAGGATCGTCTGGGTGGTGCCGCCGTTCTTGCCGTAGCCGACCGATGCGCCACCCGAGATGTAGACGCCGGCTGCGTTGAACGGCAAGATCGACGCGCTGGTGGTGCCCTGAGCGCTGTAGACCATCGACACCAGCCAGCGGTTGTTGGCTGCGTCCCAGCTCAGGTCGATAGGCGTCTGACCCGTGAGGTCGATACCAGACAGCGCGATCGCCTGGTTGTCGACGGTCGGCACCGGGGCGGAGCTGGGAGCGGTCACTCCGTTGCTCATCGTCAGCTTCGCCCCACGCGAGATCTCGCTGTTCTGGCGCAGGGTGGCCGAGGCACCAGTCGAGTCGCCCTTGACCGTGAGCGTGCTGACCTCGGCACTGCCCTTGAACACGCTCAGTCCGGGCTGCAGTGTGGTGGTGGTGTCATCGGTGGTGCCGATGATCTTGATCCCGGTCTGGTCGAACTCCACCCCGGGCGATCCCTCTGGACCCGGAGTCCGCAGCTTCGCCGCGATCCCGAGCCCGAAGCTGATGCTCCCGGTGTGGATCTGCTTGGCGTCGATGTCACCCGCGTAGATGTAGTTGGTACTGATCTGATCCGCGGTGAGTGTGTTGAGGGCGATCTCGTTGGCGGTGATCGTCTTGCCGGCGATCTCGTTGGCGGTGATGGTCAGGGCCTTCACCTGCTGAGCGGTGACCGCGCCATCGGCGATCTTCACCGTGGTGATCCGGTGACCCATCTCCACGTTGTCCCAGTAGGTAGTCGCGGTGGAGGTAGTGAGCAGCACCGGAGCGCAGTACAGCGCACCAGTCGGGATCACCCCGGTGTACTGGATGTAGTTCGGGGTGGTGGTGCAGTCCCCGATGTCGTAGTCCTCGGCGAGGAAGTTCTTGTTCACGTCGAAGAACCAGACCCCGATCCCCAGGGTCTGAAGCGAGGCGGCGGAGGCGTAGACCAGCGCGGATGCGTAGAAGTCCTCGCCGTAGCGACAGGGCACGTACTGGCCGTAGACCAGTGCTCGCTGGCCGGCGCTGGCCGTCATCTTCAGGGACCTGGTGCCGCTGATCTGGGAGGCCGTCTCGAGCGCGTAGACCGCTCCGGTGTACCCGGTGTTGGGCGGGGAGGTGACCCTGGTCCAACAGGTCACCCAGGTCGAGTCCGCAGGGTCCAGCTCCTCAAAGTACGGGTTCAGGGCGATGTTCGAGGTGTACGAGCCGATCCCCAGCTTGTCCGCAGTGACCGCTCCAGCGGACAGCTTGTTGGCGGTGATGTTGCCGGCCAGGATCTTGCTGGTCACCACCGAGTCGGCCTTGAGCTGCAGGGTGTCCACAGCGTCGGCGTCGATCTTCCCCGCCTTCACCGCCAGCGCCTTGATCTGCAGAGCGTCCACCGCACCGTCCGCGATCTTGACGGTGGTGACCCGATGACCCACCTCTACGTTGTCCCAGTAGACCGCTGCAGTAGCCGTGGTCAGCAGCACCGGCACCGCGTACGCGATCCCCACCGGGACCACTCCGGTGTACTGGATGAAGGTGACCCCGGTGGTCACATCGCTGGTCTTCTGGGCACCGGAGACGAAGGTGCCCGAGGCGTTGTAGTACCAGACCCCGATGGCCGCGGTCTGCGAGGACGGAGAGGTTCCCCGGATCGCAGCCGAGAAGTAGAAGTCCTCGGTGGGTGTGACCGGGACCTGCTTCCCGATCACCGCCGCGCTGTTGCCAGCCGAGGCAGTCAGCTTGATGCTGCGGCCCCCACTGATCGGTGTGGCGGTCTCCAGGGCATAGCCGGCCCCGACGTACCCGGTTCCGGTCACCTTCGTCCAGCAGGTCACCCAGGTGTTGTCAGCCGGGTCGAGCTCCTCGAAGTAGGGGTTGAGCGCCAGGTTGGAGGTGTAGGCACCGATCCCGAGCTTGTCGGCTGTCACCGCGCCCGCGGAGAGCCGGTCTGCTGTGACCGCTCCAGCTACCAGCTCCGAGGTGTTGACCGAGCCGGCCTGCAGCTCTCGGGCGCTGATCGCGTCCGCGTTGATCTTGCCCGCGACCACAGCATCGGCAGCCAGCTGCTTGGCCTGGATCTGGTTGGCACCGATCGAGTTGGCCAGGATCGAGTCGTTCACGATCAGCGAGCCCTCGACCACCGTGGTGTTGATCGCGCAGAGCCCGATCCCACCCTTGTTCAGGAACAACAGACAGTCGTTCACCCAGTCGAAGGTGGTTGGGATGTCCGGGCCGCTCTCCACCACCGGAGCTCCACCGTTGTAGCGCCACCAGGTGAACTTGAGGGTGGTGCTGCCCGCGCTGACCAGGGTGTCGACTCCCTGGTAGACCATGTGGAACGCGGTCCAGGTGATCCCGCCCGGAGGTGTGTTCTGGGTGATGACCGGGGCCGACATCAGCCCTCCGTAGCGGCAGCGCCCTGCTCACTCTGAGGCATCGGGAACACCACGCGCTCACCGGACTCAGCAGCCACCAGCATCGGGGAGACGTACGCCTCGCCCTCCTCGGGCTCCACCGGCTCGGGAAGGTCTACCTGCTCCTCCGGTGCTGTCTCCTCCACGGCGTCGGCTACCACCTCGATCGGCTCTTCCTGCGGGTCGTCGACGGTCGGTGTCTTGGCCACAGCTGCTCCTAGTAGATGACGTGCGAGAGGACGCTGAGCTTGGGAGCCGAGACCGCGCCGCCGTTCAGCTGTGCGCCCGTGATGGTGAGGTTCGCCAGCTGAGTTCCCGTGATGTTCGCGGTCGGACTGATCTGAGTGGTGGTGAGCGTGTTGTTGGCCAGCTGGGTGCCGACGATGTTGGCGGTCGAGGAGATCTGCCCGCCCGCGATGTTCGCGGTCGCAGAGAGCTGGGAGCCAGTGATGTTTGCGGTGTTGCTGATCTGCGTCGTGGTCAGGGTGTTGTTGGCCAGCTGAGTGCCCACCAGCCCGGCAGTACTAGAGAGCTGAGAGCCGGCGATGTTCGCTCCAGCCGCCAGCTGGGCTCCGACCAGGCCGGCGTTGGCAGCCAGCTGTGAGCCGGCGATGTTCGCCGAGCTGTTGATCTCGTTGGCGAAGATCGTGCCGTCCAGGATCTTCACCCCGGTCACCGCACCGTCCTGCATGGCCAGGGTGTCGATGGAGTTGTTCGCCACCACCTGCGGGATGGAGTTGGACTCCAGGACGCTGACCGGAACGCCGGAGTTGTTGATGAAGACCAGACAGGCGTTGCCCGCCAGGGTCGGCTTGGTGTTGTTGACCTGCAGCACCGTGGTGGAGACCGCTGCGTCGAACCAGATGTACTTCAGCAGGGTGTTGGCACCGGTGATCGTGTAGTCGACACCGTTGTAGACGATGTGCAGGTTGGCCCAGGTGATCCCGCCGGGCGGGGTGTTGGCGGTGACTGTGTAGCCGGTGACCCGATGGATGTTGTCGTGGATGTCCTCGGCGTAGACGTACCCGCGCCCGTTCTCGCGCGCCAGCTCATAGGTCTGGCCCAGTCGTCTCTCGATGTCGGTGAGGAAGTGGTCGAGCTCGTCGTACAGGATCGACTTGATCTCTGCGCGGGTGTCCTCATCCATGCTCTGACCCTTCCGTCAGTAGATCATATGGGTAGTCGTCATCATCTTGTGGACAGGAACGGCGAAGTCGCCGATCTGGAAGGTGCCAACAGCGCCGATGTCGATCTGCGGGGTCTTGATCGCGTGGTCCACGATGTTGATCGTATCCACTGCACCGGGTGCTAGCTCGGCCTGCGTGACCTGCAGGGAGAGCCAGTCCGAGCCGGTCCAGCCGTGCAACAGCCCAGCGCCATCGGTCCACAGGTCTCCGATGTCCTCGCCGGCCATATCCGTGGGCGCGTCGGCCTGGTAGTACAGGACGATCTGCGCATCCGTGATCGACTGCTGGTCGGAGACCAGCACGATCGAGTTCACGATGCTCGAGTCCATCACCTGGTTCCAGGTCACCCCGTCGTAGCGGTACAGGTCGTAGCCCTGCACCCACAGGTCGTTGACCTCAGCCGAGGGAGCGCTGGATAGGTACCAGATCACGATCCTGGAGTCGGTTCCTGGAGGGACCAGGGCGTTCACGGCCTTGGCCAGGTCCACCGAGGCCTTGTTGTCCAGGTCCGCCTTGGGGACCTTCATCGGCTTCCAGCCGGTGTCGTCCCAGACGTAGGACTGCCAGTCGTCCACGTCTACCCAGATGTCACCGACGATCGGCACCAGCGGAGGACGTGGCGCAGGGGTGATCGTGGCTCCGCCCCCGGCAGCAGCAGGCTGCCATGCCTCGCCATCCCAGACGTACTGCTTGTAGTGGGCGTCGTCGTCGAACCAGGTGTCGCCGATGCTGATGTCGGAAGCGGTCGGTGCCTCGGGGCCGACGAAGGTCAGGTGGCCGGCGATCCCTCCCGCCACGTCCTGCCAGGCAGCATGGTCGGAGTCGTAGACGTACAGCTGTGAGGTGTCCGACCGGTAGATCAGCATCCCGGGATAGGCAGCCTCCACCAGGTCGGCTGTGGGCGTGTCGGGGTCGACATCGAAGATCTGGACGTAGGTGGACTCGACCGGTACCCGCTGACCCAGGCGAGGACTCTGAGCCTGGTCGTACACCATGACCAGAGACTAGTGCGGTAGCAGCTGGGTGTACGTAGTGAATCCCGAGGTAGCCGCGTTCCCACCCGGTCCGGCGACACCCTGGAGGCCCTGGATGCCCGGAGGACCGATGGGTCCGACCGGTCCGATCGGGCCCTGCGGACCGGAGCCGATCCGGTTCACCGTGATCGCTCCCTGACCGACGTTGGTGGCCTGGGTGGAGCGCACCCAGACGTTCACGGTGTCTCCGCCCGCCGCGCGGTACGGGTGCGCGATGTCGACGAAGAAGGGCTGGCCGACCTGAGAGGTGCGCGAGGAGCGAGCCACCGTGGCCCCACCAGAGGTGAACCAGATCTCCCGCAGGCCGGCCACCGCGTCGTCGAACCTGACCCAGGCGCTGATGCAGTAGTCACCGGGCACGGTCAGCACCACGTTGGAGCTCGAGATGAAGGTGCTCAGGTCGTCGTAGGCCACCGCTCCCCAGACCGCCGTGGTGTCGGTGTTGGCTGCCACCGGGAAGGTCGAGGCCACGCTCGCACGGGCCATCGACTGCAGGATCTGCCCCATCGGGCCGGTCTCGCCGATGCTCCCCTGATCGCCCTGCGGACCCTGTGGGCCGGCTGGACCTGTGGCTCCGCGGGGACCGATGCCCTGCATCACACCGGTTCTGACCTGGATGCTCCCGCCGTTGACCAGGCGTACCACGTTGCTCATGCTGTCCTCGGCTTCCGGTTGGCGTAGAGAGCACCACCGCCCGTGGCAGCAGCGCCAGCACCCAAGGTGCCTAGCATGACCTTGCCGCTGAGCAGAGGCGAGTGCTCCGGCTTGGCGGCTCGCTCGGTGGCACCGACCCCACCCATCGGTCGGGCCACGTTGGCAGCCGAGCGCTCGCTCACCATCTTCTTGGCCCCCTGAGCCGAGGCAGTACCGGTTCGCTTCTCCGCCGCCGCAGCCTGGTAGAGCTGGGTCTGGGCACCCTTGCGTGCTCTCCCGCTACCACTGAACCGACCGATCCCCCGAGTGTCCGGGACCGCCTTGGCTGCCTGGATGTGCTGGGCGACCTTCTTGCCCTGCGCGCCTGCCGCCAGCCGTTGTGCGGCGTACGCATCGCCCTTGGCCGCAGCTGCCATCAGCCTGGGTGCGATCTTGGCGTAGGACTTCTTGACCCCGAACCAGGAGTCCACATGCTCGTGGGGCTTGGCCACGATCTCCCCTGATCTCTTCTTGGCCATCGCCTTGATCCGCTTCTTCTTGTCCTTGGCGATGTCGCTGATGGCCGCTCGGTTGTTCCCGTAGGCCATCGAGTACTTGGAGAACAGGTCTCCGTGGTCCACCCCGAACGCGCTCTGCATCACATCACCGTGGTCCTCTGGTTGATGGTGACCTCGCCCCGGATCAGGCGCTGGACCTGGTTGCCGGCGAACTCGTTACCATCGTTGACCGTGATGAACAGGTCGTACTTGTACTGGCCTGGCACCAGCGCTCCAGTCACCAGGTCCTCGATATGGAGCTGGATCAGCCCCTCCTCCGAGGACAGGTTGATCTCCGGGATCTCCCCGTCGATGAACACATCTGGCGTGGTCAGGGACAGCTGGGTCGCGCCCTGCATGTTCTTGATGTCCAACCGGCACGGAGGGATCACGTTGTAGGGCTTGTCCATCTCGTCGGTGTAGACGATGGTGGCGGTCCAGTCCTCGCCCTGGTCGATGTCCAGCGGGACGTAGGCGGCACCCATCACGCGCTCCAGGACTTGGATCGACCCGAGTACCCGCTCGGACCTCTACCGAAGATCTTGGGCCCGGGCCGGTAGCGGTCCACGGATGCAGCAGCTGTGGTGCTGATCGCCGGTTCCCTGACCTGCTCGAGCGTCGACCTGGACGCGGTGCGAGCCGAGCGACCAGATGACTTCGGGGTCTGACCCCCGAACACGTTGCCCCTCTCCTGGGGCAGCCGAGCAGCGGTTCTGCCCGCCTTGTGGGCCTTCAACCGCTCAGCGGCGTAGGCGATCTTCTTCTCCCCTGGGGCCATCGAGCGGTTCGCGGGTATGCGCATGTGCTCGTACTTCCCGGCTACTGCGGCCAGGCCCTTGGGCACGCCCTTGCTGATCTCGCCATGGTCGACACCGAACGGACTGATCACGGCAGCACCCTCTTCTGACGACTGACGTTGCCCTGCATCTCCTGCAGCTTCCACCGTGAGGCACCCCGGAAGCCGTGACCGAACTCCTCACCGGACTTGCGGCCTCTCCGCCCGGCCAGGTGCGCGGTCTTGCGCGCGGTCATGTAGTCCCGGCGGTTGAAGGCCTTGGGACCGGCCAGCCTGCCTACAGCTCCACCCTCACGCAGCGCACCGGGGATGCCCTTGCTGATCTCCCCGTGCTCTACACCGAAGGCGCTCCTCATGTCTCCAGTCTCCCGACCCGCGCTAGTCGCTGTTGGTGGCCTTGAGAGCGGCGATGAAGTCCTCTTCCTTCTCCCCCATCACCAGCACCAGGTTCTTGTTCACCGTGGGATCTGCCATCTCGAGCTGGGTCAGCCTGGACTCCTTCATCACCAGCTCACCCGCCTCGTGCACGCTCTTGGGATCACCCATCATGGCGCTCGGCCAGACCGCGGCCAAGAGCTTCTCCAGGCGTAGCAGCTGCAGCCCCAGAACGGTGTCCCGCTGCAGGTTGGTCAGGTAGGAGGCGTCGTGGTTGAGCTGCTCGTCCATCAGCTGATGGACTTCCTTGTCGCTGTTGATCCCGAGGGTCTCGGCGATCTCAGACGGCAGCTTCCCGCCGGCCCTCATCTCGAAGACCAGCTGTACCAGCTCCCGATGCTCCTGGGCCTTCACCAAGGAGGTCTTGGACCGTGTGCGACGGCCCGCCTGGTGGGAGCCGATAGGTGTCACCTCGTCCTTCACGGAAGTCCTCCACTACCTCTGCGACGGTGCGCTCACCGTCATCCAGCTTCTTGAAGATACGCCTGCGGACCCGCCCCGAGGTGCCTGCCCAGACGCCGTACTCCTCGCGCGTGGACAACGCCCACGTCAGGCACTCAACGTACACAGGGCAGACATCGCAGAGCTTCGAGGCGGCTCGCACCTGCCTGATCGACATGGTGGGCTGCTCGTCATCATCCCCGAAGTAGTAGTTGACCCCTACGCCGCGGCAGTGAGCTTGCTGTTGCCAGTCGGGGTAGAGGTCGTCGATGTGGTAGCTGACCCACCGTTCAGAGTCCTGATCGGGGACGAACTGACCGGACTCGGTGATCCAGTCGTCAAGGCTCCAGCTTGAGGGCGATGGCCTGCTCCATGGTCTGCCGTCCGTAGAGGGCGATGCAACAGGCGTCATAGAGGTCCTGGTCGTCCCCACACAGCGGAGCATACGCACCGTGAGTCACATGGATGTAGTCCTTCACCGAATCTTTGTTCGCATGGCCATCTCCCACGACGTGCTTCTTCCAGGTCCCCACGTTCACCAGATGCACGCTCACATGGCTCGCCAGGTAGGCCATCACAGCACCCTTGAGCTCGCTCAGGGCCATCGAGTACTTCACGTTGTTGCCCAGCAGCGTGTCCTCGATCCACACCGCATCGGCATCGTGGAAGGTGGCCAGATCACGCACCTGGCCGGCGATCGCATGCAGCTGGTTGGGACGCGCGTAGTCCTCGGGAGCATTCCAGGACCAGACGTAGGGCAGCTCCTCGTCCCACCCGAAGCAGGCCACCTTGTGGACGCCCAGGTCCACGCCCATCAGGTTCAACGTCTGGTCCGATGGGTCATCACGTAGACCACCAGCCCTACGGCCAGCAGGATCACGATCAGCCACAGGACGCTCATGTTTGCTCCACCTCTACTGAGTGGTCGTGCTCGGTGGGCTCAACCTCACGGTCACGACGCAGACGCATGAGTGTGGTGATGAAGCCGGGGACGTGGCAGTCCGGGTCGTCACACTCATGGATCAAACCATCGAGGCTCACATCAGTACGCATCACGCTCATAGCAGCACGATGATGGTCTCGCAGTTCTTCACGATGTCGTTGCGGTTCACGATGCAGCGGTCACGTCCAGGCCCGCCGTTCACGAGGTCACGGCTGTGGTCCACGGAGCGGATCACGTCGTTGCCGCGCATCCCGTAGAGGGCATCTGCTCCGCCTCTACCGAAGATCCGGTCGTTGCCACCGAAGCCGAAGATCGCATCCCGACCTGCAGTACCAGGGAGCCGGTCCGCGTTGCGGCCACCGAAGATCAGGTTGAACCCAGAGGGAACAGGCACAGGCGGCGGAGGCGGCTGACAGTGGTGGTCACCGTGGTGCTCACCGTTGTCGCAGGGATGGTCATCTGCCGAAGCGGCAGGAATGGTGAACAGCCCGATGGCTGCCACGGACGCGGCAACAGCCGCCAGCTTGATCATCATGGCTGGACCGTACCCCTATCGCACGCGCCCGCGTAGGGGCAGCGCGAGCAGGATGATGATCACCAACAGCTCGATCACCACGATCCACTGGAAGACTTCTCGGCTCATAGCACTTCTCCTCCTGCTTCACCGGTGGCGACCTCATCGCCCTTGCTGAAGTACATCTCGTCGACCATGGTGTCCCCGAAGCCCCACCATGCGTCGCCATGGAACACGTTCCCATATCCGTTGACGTACACACTCGCGCTCTGCCCCACCTCGCCAGGGCCCTTCTTCTTCTTGTCCGTGGCCTTGGCCTTGGCCGGGTGTCCTGCAGCAGAGGCGAACTGGAACTTCTCGGTGTAGGGCCTGTGGTCGCTCGAGCTCACCCTGCCCATCAGGGTTGGCCCACCTGTGATGTCCAGGCCGTTGAACAGGGAGCCGTCGATGATGTGGTCGACATGGGTCTGTCCTGGTGAGCTGGTAGTTCCGCCATGCACGGTCCCGCCGGCTGTGGGCATGTTCCGCCAGGCGATGTCGTACTCGTTCCCCCAGTGGCCCATCAGGATCTGCCTGAACCACTGG